CTTACTTTATCTCCTATTTTCATTGCGTTTCAGTTTTTTATTTTCGCTACAAAGTTGTAAAGCCTTATATTTACTAAGCTTTTTACTTGCTACTCTAAACAGTTCTTGATTACTTTATAGCCTTATCATACTTGGCTATTTCTATAATTTGTTTTTCTCCCATTTTATTCATCCTTACTATTTTATGTTAATGATTATACGCTCTTCTAAAACCTTCTTTTATAGCCTCAGCAATACTAAATTTATAGCCTTTGCCTTTGGCATTAATCTTCACTAGGTCATAGTGTCTATCAAACGGAAGATGATATATCAGCTGCCCTGTATTATGATTTACATTGCATTTGATTGCAGGAAACTTCCCCATTGGTAATTTTTTACATCTTACATGGAGCATTCTAGCGCATTCTTCTGCCACTGGTGACAAATCACATGTATAATACAAGCATGGAATCACATCATCAGTCAGACTTTTACCATTATCGACAAGCCATTGAGTATACGAGCCATAGAGTTGGAATATAACATTTTCCCTAATTATACTATGTTCACTCCAATTTTTACATTGCACTATTAAAACTCGTCCTGTTTTCCTATGGATTGCGATGATGTCGCGTCCCTTGTCTTCAAGTTTCTTATTCAGACCTTCTTGAATAATGTCATATCCATCATTACAAATCGTCTTGTCATTATATAGCATATAAGCTACATAGATTTCGTAGTTACGACCTTTTTCCCAATTAGACCATCTAAATTTATAATTATCAATATATCTTTCAACAGCCAATTGCTCACGTTCTATCTCTGAAAGTTTACTGTAGTTTTTATCATCCAACCAATTATCAATATTGCATCTCTGCTCCTCCTCTTGAATATACTTAATATACGCATCATCATCCTTATAAGCCCTCAGCTCTGGATATATGGAAAGAAGATACTCAAACTTATATTGATATTTAAAAAGCACCGCTAATTCTTCAACCTTTTTGCCTGCATATTCATTTACATGCTCCAAAGCATGAGCACGAAGATGAGCCACGTAATCAAAAGGATTCTTATTATTGATAATTTTATCAAAAGAATCTATTTGTTCTTTGAGTCTTTCTATATCTTCTTCACAAGCTTCACATTTCTCATAAAGCTCCGAATATGCCCAGTCTGCTTTAGAATTTTCTTCCCAGGCTATTTTCAAAGAATCTGCTAGTTCGTTTTTCTCGAAATTCAGGCCTTGGATAACCGATTTGTTGTTTGTGAGTCCAAACTGAAGTTTATCTATTTCTTTTTCTTTTATGGAAAGCTGCATTTCTTTTGCATCCACCATCCATTTATATTCATCCATCTGTTCCTTATAAGAATTTGCAGACTTTTGCAACTCATCTACTTTGATAGATTGCTCTTTCAACTCTTTTTGGAGCTGAGAAACCTTGGAACGAGCTATGTTTAACTCATTCTTTAAAACAAGTTGCTCATTCGCTACTGGGGTATTAGCTACGAAAATATCTTTGTCACTCTTAGAAGAATCAAAATATCTTTGAACGACATCAATACCTTGCACTATAAAGTATAGGCAAACTAGCACTAGAAGAACCAAAATAACCACTTCCATAACAAGATAACATTTTAATTATCCTACATTTGCCATTTTCTTGCTGGAAGACCTTGAAGTTCTCTGAGTAGTTTATTTTCTGCCCTCAGCTCAATTAGTTCTTTCTCCATATCAGATTGGCTCATAGCCTCTGACCCAACATTGGAAGATGTACCATTGATAAGCTCTGACGGCTTTACACATAGAGCCTCAGCCATTTTCTCCACCATACTTAGGGACACATCACCACCTTCCATTATGTTAGCAAGCTCAGAACGTGTCAACTCGACCTTTGAAGCAAATTCAATATTGCCAAGTCCCTTTTCATTTATCAAAGACTGCAACTTGGCAGAATTAAACAAAGAAGTCTTCTTTGGTGAGAGATTGGCATAAAGCTCAAAGAAATTGTAATCAAGAGCCTTGCTTATCTCCATCAACTTTGCCGTATCTAGCGATTCTTTGCTAAATATCATCTTATTTACATTCTGCTGAGCGATGCCAAGCCTTCTAGCTAACTCAGACTTTGAAATGCCAAGCTCATTTACTCTTTGTTCAATAGCTAGGCCGATATTTACATTAAGCTCGTTCATAAATCCTATTTTATTTACATATTATATTAATAAACATAAAATAGTATTTAACTAACTTAATAATTAAATACATTTATATGTAGTTACATTCTTTTTTATTACTTTTGCACCATAAAGTTAGTAAATAAATACATAAGTACCAAATAAATTTGAAGAATAATGAAGAATGAAGATAAAATATTTCCGGAATCGGCAAAAGCAGAGGATGAATAGAAGAGAAAAGTGGGCATCCAGCTGCTGCCCACCAAAAAGGAAAAGTTACTTCTCATTTACCCACATTGGGAATACACGAGACTTCTTCGGGAAATGAACCTTACCATTCTTATCTCGGAAGTATCTACGAAAGATAAGTTTCTTACCCTTTTTGTGCAAATCAGATTCTGTCATACTTAACACCTCCCTTCTGCTTTGCGACTCAGCGACATTGCCGAGAAGCTTACTTGCCCACGGTCATGGGCAACAAAAAAGCCCAAGGGTGCGGAATCCAAGGGCTCTAAAGTCTCTTTCGAGATAGTTTTCAACAAATGACCGTTTGCTGAAAGGATTTGTTAGTATGACTAACATCTGATTTGCGCTGCAAAGTTAGTAAATAAATAAATAAGTACCAAATAAATTTGAAGAATAATGAAGAATGAAGATAAAAAAGTTCCTGATGCGCCTAAAAGGTTATGGGTTCGAACAAATTCTTTGATACACAAATTAGGCTTAATAGCCGTAGGAAAAGTTTCAGATGAAGAATATTGGATTGGATACAAAAATAAGGTTCCGGAAGATTTGTACCCTTGGTGTTATGAAAATGAGGTGGAATACATCAGCCTCAGCCAATCATGGCATAAAGCAAAGGAAGTTCCAGAAGATCTTCACACCTTTATCATCGGTGTTTCCAAAAACTTCACTCATCCAGTTCTTATAGACTTAGAAAAATGCTTGGTCCATAAGTTTTTTGATGCTCACAACATAAGCGATAAGATGAAATGGAACGGAATCATCCGCAAAGATTTCCGATTCGCTTACTGGGCTTACATCAAGGACTTAGTTCCTACCATAGAAGAAGGAGGCACAAAATGAAAAAGATAATGTTCAATGACCAGTACGGTCTCACCGAAGCAGTTCTATATGGTCGCAAGACTCAGACCAGACGTATTCTGAATCCTACAATGCTATTCGAGCGTTTGTACACGTACGAAGGTTGGGCAAAAGAAACTATTGCTGCTTGGAAGAGATCTTGTAAAGACCGACTTTATAAAGCAGAGGGTGAAGAACTGAAAGAAATGCTTGATTACGCCTTGAAACATTCACCATACAAGGTTGGAGAAAATGTAGCTATTGCGCAAAGATACATAGACCTTGCAGACAATGATGAGTTCTACCGCCTTTGTGGCATTCATGGGATGCCATTAGAGTGTATTAAATACGAGAAAGGTTGCTACAACAAAATGTTCGTTAAGGCAGACCTCATGCCGCACCGCATCCGCATAACGAACATTCGAGTAGAACGATTGTGGGACATCAGCACCGATGACTGCATGAAGGAAGGAATCTTCTGTAGCCACATTGAAGGGGTTCATGATGCCTATTCATACGATGCCACTAACGATAGCAAACGTAAGAAATGGTGGCACAGAACTCCTATCGGAGCATACAAGACGCTTAGCTGTAAACTCCACGTCCATTGGGACAGCAATCCTTTCGTTTTCGTTTACGATTTCAAACTAGTTAAATAACAATTAAATTCAAGCAATATGTCAGAAGAAAAAGTACCACTCAGACCTCAGATCAGAGAACTGGGGCTGGGTAAATCAATCAGTTTCCCTATCAGGAGAATGAGAACGATCAAGACAACCTGCTCGGAATTAGGTGTAATTTACTGTCGTAAGTTCAAAACCAAAATCAACCGGGAGAAAGAGATCATCACAGTTACAAGAGTAAAATAAAAACAATAGTCATGAACGAAGTAGTACAAATCCAGTTTGCAGATAAGATGCTATCCTTTGATACATTCCTGTCAGCCATACGCAACGTTGTGAAAGAAGAAGTCTGCAAGGCTGTGGGTAAACGTCCGTTCCTCACACAAGCCAAGGCATACGACATCTACGGAAGAAAAAACGTTGAGCGATGGAAACGTGAAGGAAAGGTGAAAGACTTCGCAAGAGGCAGAAATGGCAAGATTACTCGCCACGAATACAAAGTATCAGAGCTGGATGCATGTGCCTGTCAAGTTCAAGACTATCTGTGTCCCAAATAAGATGAATCCCTTTACCTACCGCTAATATAAACAATATAAAAAGATAAAGTTATGAAAACAATTAAGATCATCTTCTGCATTGCCATCTGGCTAGTCTTTGGATGGCTCTACCTCAGTAAACTCTCTCAGGGCATTCATGATGAGAATCTCATTTTACAGATGCCTCAGAGTACCTATGATGAGATAGTAGATACTCTTACTATTCGTAATGGCTTTCAGCCTACCGAGCATCAGATAGTAACTTACTATTATGAGCGATTCCAGAAGTAAGAGCACCTATGCAGCTCGCAAGTGCATCCTCTGCCATGATGGGCGTAACTGCATCAATGGCAAGTATTGCCTTAAGCACAAAAGATACGTGCAGCATCAGGAGAAACTGCCATGTGAATGAAAAATAGATTAAATAATCATCCTGCAAAGGATATAAATATAAGTATTATGGAAGAAAGAATGTTTTTAGTAATAGTAAAAGGCGAAATTAATGAGTCTGAAATGTCATTGAGAAGAGCTATTAGTGAAGCTATTGAGTGTGAGGCTAAAGAATATGACGAGTCACCTCTTTATGGTTGTGATGTTTCTGTAAAGGAGGTCGAAGATTAACTAGTAAGCAATATGAATCACGCTAGTTTATTCAGCGGAATCGGTGGCGCAGAGGTCGCGGCATCCATGATGGGATGGCAGAACCTCTTCCATTGCGAGATACAAGAGTTCCCTCGCAAGGTGCTCCAATACTGGTTCCCAAATTCAGAAAGTTATGAAGACATTACCAAAACAGACTTCCATCAGTGGCAGGGAAAAGTCGATGTTCTCACCGGAGGATTCCCATGCCAGCCTTTTAGCGTTGCCGGAAGAAGAAAGGGAACAGACGATAACCGCTATCTCTGGCCGCAGATGCTACGAGCGATTCGGGAAATTAAGCCCACTTGGATCGTTGGTGAGAACGTTGCTGGAATCCGAACTATGGTGGAGCCCGGTCAAGAGATTAAAGTGGGACGCACAGACGATCTCTTCGAAGAGAATTACATATATAGAGAAGAAAGCCGATTCACACTCGAAAAAATCTGCCAGGAACTTGAAGCAGCAGGATATTCCGTCCAACCGCTTAATATTCCAGCTTGCAGTGTCGGAGCACCACACAAAAGAGAACGCATCTGGATTGTTGCCCACCGTACAGACACAGGGGCTGAAACGCTGCAATATGAAAGGAAAAACAGAGTTCATGCCTATAAATCTCCTTCCTACGCCAACAGCAATAGACAAAGGAAGTGGAAGAATAAACAAAAGTCCTTCTCCAGGTGCTGCAGAACGTCCAACCTTGGCTCTTGCCGCAATACAAGGACTCTTGCCGACTCCTTGCGCCACAGAAGCAACAAAGTTCACAAAGACCTTCAACCCAAATTCTCAGATGGGAAAAAGTCTTACGGCATTGGCAATCAGTGGAATGATACCTTCTCCATCTCCCAAAAAGAAGACTTCTGGAAAGACTTTCCAACTCAATCCCCTGTATGTAGAAGAAATGATGGGATTCCCTTTGATGTGGACCGCCTTACCATTTCTTTCCTAAATGGCGAACAGAATCAATAAAGGCCTACGGCAATGCATGGGTCCCTCAGGTGGCCTACAAGATATTCCGGGCTATTGAGGCAGAAGAAAAGAAATAAGATAGTAAATTCTATATTCCAAATAAAAGCAACAGTAAATGAAAACAGATGGCTACATTCTTACTCCAGAGCTGCTGCAGTGGCGTTACTATCAACGTCCGGTGGTGGTACAGGTGCTCATCTACGTGCTCCTGTCTTCCACCCACAATGAGGCTTCCGCTGCTACGCTCTCCTTACGTCTGCTCGCTGATCGGCTCCATACCTCGGTCAAGTCTATCCGCTGTGCCATCGATGTTCTCATACAGGAACGAATCATCACAAAATGCAGCTCCCCTAAAGCCTCAACAATAGTGTATGTTAACAGTTCGCATCCCCTCTCCCACTGCATACTACCCTATCAAAACCCACTTGGGGCACAGAATGGGGCACTCTTTAGGGCACAGATAGGGGCACAATCAGGGGCACAGATTTTAACTTCGCAAGTTACTGATACACAAGATTGTGCAGCGTATCTTCAAGATGACAAGGGCACAGATAGGGGCACGATTAAGGGCAAAGATGGGGCACGATTAAGGGCACACCCTAAACAAGTGGCACACCAAAAGGCACAGTATAGGGCACAGATTAACAATCCCGAAACCCCTTTAAATAAAGGTGATTCCGAAGATTCTGCCGAAGTCAAGGGCACAGACAAGGGCAAGGGTAAGGGCACAGAAGTAAGAGGAAAGAAACAAATAAAAGAAAACATTTCCCCCGAACCCCCTATAAAAGAAAACAAACAAAGAAAGGAGAAAGCCCACACCCACACACAAAAAAAAGAAAAAGAAAAAAAGTCGTTGGATCCGGAAGTTCAGTTCTCGGAAGTGCTAAGACTCTTCAATCGCCTCTTTCTTGGCACGCAGGTCAAGCCAATCTCAAAGATGACTCCCGACCGCAAGAAGATGGTGGCAAAGTTTATCTCAGACTATTCCTTCGAGGATATAGAACCGATGCTTCGAAAGGCTCTCAACTCCGATCTTCTCTCAGGGCGCAAGGATGGTGGATGCTATATCTCCTTCAACTGGCTCTTCAATCCGAAGAACTACGAGGCTCTGATGGAAGGAACCTTCGACAATCCTACAGTTGTAGCCTCAGCCGGGAAGAAGCCTCAGCATTCAAGTTCTCCACCACCTTCTCCTCCACAGCCTCAACGCGAGGAGACTAACGAGGAAATAGAAGCTCGCCTCAGAATGAAAGAAGAGCGCAAAAAGGCTGAGGAGAAAGAACAGACCGAAGCCCTACGGCAGAAGTATCTAGGCTGGATAGAAGCCGCCAAGAAGAACCCGAATGGTTCGATGGCAAAGATGGTGAAAGATGCCTACAAGAATGGCACTCTAGCTAAACTGGGCATCGTCTGGAATCCATCGGTGGCAGAAGAAGAACAGTCACTGGCCGACTTGGATGATCAGACTCAGAATTATCTCCAGTCTCTCCTCAGCGACTAAGAAACACAAGTAACAAACAATTTAATTCATACGATTATGGACAGACAAGAATTAATCGACCGCCTCAACGGCAATTATCCTGAATACACCAAGAAATCTGCTACCAAACAGAAGAAGGTGCAACATGAAGGGCAGCTACAGATAGCTTGTGTACGCTGGTTCCGTCTCCAGTACCCGGCTTATGCCTCTCTCCTCTTCCATCCCAAGAACGAGGCAGACGGTGCTACCAGTGGCAAGAAGATAGCCATCAACGCTGCATCAGGAGTTGTGCCGGGCGTTCCGGATCTTATCCTGGCTCTCCCTTCATACAAGAATGGCAAAAATGGAGCTCTCAACAGGGGTACAGAATTATTCTACGGCTTGGGCATTGAATTGAAGTATGGCAAGACAAACAATCAGACAGCTCATCAGAAACGTTTCCAGGGCTATTGGCAGTGTGCTGGATATAAATACGCTCTTTGTCGCTCTCTGGAAGACTTCATTAAAGTTGTCAACGATTACATGCTTTCAGTTGATTTAGGCATCGTTGAGAATATAAGATCTTATCATCTGAGTAACGATGATACAGAACACAACAAGCAAATATTAAACAAAATCATTAAAAACAAGAAGTAATATGAAGAAAAGATATTTTTATGTAGTCGCATCATTCATGCGCAAAGACATAGCCAACTCATGGCGTAAGGTTGACTTTACCTTTATGAAGGATGATGGCTCAGCATTGTTCCCTCTTATGGAGGCTATTAAGGTGATCTCTGAAGGATATTCAGAGATAGTTGATCCTGCAACTATCCAGTTCGACAACTGCATAGAAATCAGCAAGGAAGACTATGAGGCTTTCAACAATCTCAAAAATTTAGTCAAAGTGAATAAGTAGCGTATGGAAAAAACAATTTTAGACATGTGCTGTGGCTCTCGAATGTTCTATTTCGATAAACATGACCCAAATGTTCTCTTCACAGACATAAGAGAGTATCACGACACATTATGTGATGGACGCAAACTAGACGTGCAACCAGATATGATAGCCGATTGCACAGCCTTGCCATTCGAAGATGAAACGTTTAATATGGTAGTATTCGACCCTCCTCATCTACAAAAAGTAGGTCAGAACTCCTGGCTATGCAAGAAATATGGCAAACTTCCCGAAAATTGGCAAGCGTTCATCAATGACTCTATCCACGAGGGCATGAGAGTACTGAAAACTGGCGGAACACTCATTTTTAAGTGGAACGAGCAACAGATAAAGGTAGGTGAAGTACTAAAGGCAATTAAAGATTACAAACCGATATTCGGACATCGTACCACCATCATGAACCAAACAATATGGATGACATTCATGAAATATCGCTGGTCAATCAAAAAGAGTAGCGTATGAAAAGAAATATCTATTATAAGTCTGCATGCAATATGGAAGAGTTGGCAGATGAAAGCATCAATATTGTAGTAACATCGCCTCCATATCCGATGGTTGAAATGTGGGACGATATATTTGCAATGCAAAATAAAGCCATTGCGTACAACCTTGCAGATAATCCATCCGTATCTTTCGATTTAATGCATGGAATACTCAACAATATATGGAGGGAGTGTTACAGGGTTCTTTCAGAAGGAGGTTTCCTTTGTATCAATATAGGAGATGCTACAAGAACTATCAATGGAAACTTCCAACTGTTCAATAACTATGCGAAAATATCGCTATATTGCAGAGGTCTTGGTTTTACGGAACTTCCATGCGTCATTTGGAGGAAGCAAACAAATGCCCCAAATAAGTTTATGGGAAGTGGTATGCTTCCCTGTGGTGCTTATGTCACCCTCGAACACGAATATATACTAATATTCAGAAAGGGCAAAAGGCGAAAGTTTAAGACCGAGGAGGAGAAGAGAAATCGAAGACAAAGCGCATTCTTCTGGGAAGAGAGAAATACGTGGTTCTCTGACACCTGGAATGTGAAGGGTGTAAAGCAGAAGATGGCTGACGGAAAATCTCGAACAAGAAGCGCAGCCTTCCCTTACGAAATACCTTACCGTCTTATCAACATGTATTCGTGCAAGGGAGACACGGTGCTCGACCCATTCCTTGGTCTTGGAACGACAATGCAAGCCGCATTAGACAGTGGTAGAAACTTTGTTGGTTATGAGATAGACAAAACATTGGAAGAATACCATCAAAGCCTATCTGCCAGGCAGATCGCATGTTCCCGAACTATAGCATCGTCTCGTATTTTGCAGCATAACCGATTTGTTGCAGATAGAGAAATTAACGGAAAGGACTTAAAGTATTTTAATAAGCATCTTGGCTGCAAAGTTATGACAAAGCAAGAGCAAGACATAAAATTATAAATCTTAAAAGCAAGTTCAAAACGATTGAGAGTAAAATCAATTAGTGTATGGAAAGACAAATAACAATTAGCATAGAAGAGTATAATAAGCTCATTGATATGCACACAAGAAGAGAGGAACTTACCAAAAAGATAGAAGTAAAGAAGTTTACCTCAAAGTGGTGGAGATGGATCAAACATGCATCGTATTCACTCTTTCATTATAACAAGAATGTGGAGCAACAAAAGCTCATCAAGTATTGCATCAATGAAATGTCAAGCGAATTACTCGCTAATCTGTATGGTTATTGGCGAGGCGATTTATCTGATTATCTCAAAAAAAGAGACAATTTAGAGTATTTTATGAGAAGTTACAAAGATAATGCCTATCATAACATAATGGAATGGTTAGATAAAAAGAAATAGCGTATGAAAGAGTTAAATGTCAAATTAAGAGTTAATATGCTCATCCTTGAGATAGAATCCGCATTAAATATTTCTGACTCCAAGTTTATCAATGCAGAGCATGTTTTATCACAGTTGAGAATTATTAAACAAGAATTAGAGCAATGAATATATACTTAACAGAATCAGAATACGATGCTATAAGTTTTGCTTGGTCTCAAATTGCAACAGAGATTGAAGCAAGCTCTGATGATAGCTTTACCATTGAAGCTGGAGAGGCGATCAGCCAACTGTCTTCCATACAAGACAAATACAGAGAAGCAAAAAGAAAAAGCGAAATATTCTATGCAGTAAGGCAAAGTTCAAAGAACGCTTTCCTGAAGTTAGTTCTTCGACTTTAGGAAAACTGGCTAGAAAAGCAATAAAAATGAGTAAAGAAAAAAAATAAAGTAATGAAGATAAAATTAATCAAACCAACAAAGTGCACTCAGGATGTTCACGAAACGACAAAATATCCACGCCCATGGTTTAAGCCGAAGCCAGAGCTTCCAGCAGGTACGATTTTGGAGGTGAGTGATGTATGGTTGAATTTCTATGGTCAATATTATCGCTGTATATTGCCAGAAGAAATGAAGGATAAAGGTTATTCTCTTCCATGGTACGACATCCCAATAGAGAATGCAGAAAAATGTAACAATTAAATTTAAATCATAACAATTATGGCTGTAGTAAATGTAGATTATTCAGAGTTCGAAACCTTGAAGAATCGAGTAAAGGAATTAGAAGAGACCGTAAAAGAGAAGGATAAGACCATCGCTTCCCTCAAAGACGGTTCCAGAGTCATCATCCGCAAGGAAGTGCAAGTAGAGTATGAGAGATCCGTGTTTGACAGAATTGATGGTAGTCAAACAGATCATCTTTATTCACGAGACGATAATCCAAGAAGAACAGTTGAGACCTCTGAGTCTTACCTTGGCTTTGAAGATGTGCGCTTGAAGGTTGAAGATAAAATGAAGGACGAGATAAACCGTAGCATCAAGCAGCGAGACGATTCACGCGAAAGTTACGAATCCTCTGTTCAGAAATATAAAGAAAAAGAGAAAAAGTTGGATGACAAGGAAAAGTCTCTCAATGATGAGTATGCCAAAAAAGAAGCAGCTCTCATTTCTGAATATAAGGAGAAGGAAGAAGCACTTGAAGCAGCCTATCTAGACAAAGGCAAGGCGTATAAGCGACAATTAGAAGCGGATTATAAAAGTTACAAGAATCAAGCTGGTCGTTTGCCATTGATCAACAAGAATGCCAAAGAAGCCCTGTCTCTCCTCAATGCCAATCGCTTCTTCAAGCCAAAAGGTGTTGAAAGCATTCTAGCACAGATAATTCAAAAGTGTGAACAATAAAAAATACAATTATGGAAGAAACAACTTTAAAGCAGTACAAAGGTACCAAAACGGTCAAGGCAGAACCGATGAATGAATCTGTCGCAGTAGAGAAAGGCTTTGCAAGAGCCAATAAAGACGGCCACGAATGGAGAGAAGGCTATCACGTCCAGTACATCAACCCAGATGGCAGTACATACGATTCCTGGTCCCCAAAAGATGTGTTCGAGAAGTCGTACAAGATAGCAGAAGACTTCAAGGACCGTCTGGAAATCGAGTTCAAAGAGTTGAGAATACGCTTGCTGAAACTCCATAAGTTTATCCAGGATAATGGCTTTGCAAATATTGCCAAGAAAATCGGACCGGAACAGGGTTCATTACTGCTGTCCCAATATCACGGTATGAGCCTCTACTTCGATGCCCTGAAAGCTCGCCTTGAGATATTGAACTCAGAATTAGAAGACAAGTAGCATTATGAACAGAGTACAAAATGAAGTTTCCAAGGTCTCCCACGAAGAGCGCCAGCAGCGCCTTCTCCATGAGGCACAGAAGCGCAACCATCAGATAGAGCATGATGGCTGTCACAAATGGGTACGTTTGTCCAAAGGAGGAAACAATCTCAGACTCCTCTGCCGAATAGACGAAAAAGGTAACCTCCTCCCCAAGGAGCAGGAGCGCATCAGAAAAGTCAAACAAACTTTAGGTATCAAATAAGATATGAGTGAAGAATCAGTATTATCCTTTCGCAAGCTGGTTTCAGCTATGCGAACCACGGAAAAGGAATATTGGGCACACCGCGATAAGAAGATACTGCGCCAGTCCATCGAACTTGAAAAGCGTGTAGATGGCATCATCATGAAGGCAGACGGAAATGATGTCCCTCAAAACGAAAACGGAAAATTTTTCCTTCTGGTGGCAGAACTTAGAGCCTCAACCATCCAATATTTCCAAGAGAAGAAGAAGCTACAGCCCGACAAGGAGCTTGTCAACTCCCTCTTCAAGACCATCAAGGAGAAAGAAGACAAGATAGATAAGATGCTCATACGTCTCAAAGACGAGCAGATAAAGAAAGATGGCTACATCATCCAGTATCACGTCATGGAACGTATGCCAAGAGCACATCAGGCTCGTTCTATCTTTAATTCCTCGGATGAGCAGCTTGCCAATATAGAGTTGAATGACCACTACCGCCATCCCGACCATCCTGGCACCATGTATTTCATCTGCAAGGAATATCTTGGCAAAGACGGAAAACAGCTACCTCAGGAAGAGTTAGACAAAATTATTAATAACAATTTAAATTCTTAAGATTATGGAAAAGAAAACAGAAAGTTTAAAAGTCAAAGTAGATAAAGCCATTGCCGAAAAGATTATTGGCATAGGCAACTGTTCTTCCCTCCGCTCTCGTACAAGCACATGGTTCGAGTGCAAGGTACGCTATGAGAAGACCCAGGAGGATGGAAGCGAGAAACTTGTAAACGAGCTGTATGTTGTTGATGCCCTCTCCTTCACCGAGGCAGAAGCAAGCATCATCGATAACATGGCAGTCTATGTATCTGGTGAACTTAAGATTGCCAACATCAACCCAGCCAACTACAACGAGATTTTCTTCTCTGATATTGATGACGATGATCTTTGGTTCAAGGCTCGTTTGGCTTTCATCACCATTGATGAAAAGAAGGATAAGGAGAAGCGTACCTATGTCAACTACCTCATCCAAGCCAAGTGCATCGAGCGTGCCAAGCGTTATGTAGACGAGGTTATGGGCAAGACCATGATCGAATATGAGTTGAAGAGCCTCAGCGAGACCAAAATTTTTGATGTCTTCGAGCATGAGCCTTCCACTGATAACAAGCAGAAAGAGAAGGACGGTAAAACCGAGTAATCACTGACAATTCTTGCGCAAGTTGGTTCTCAACAAGCTAAGTTGCGCAAGTTATCACTTTTTATCCTCATTTTTCTCGTACCTTTACCCACATTATTAATATATAACATCAATCATATATGAAGAAGTTGAAACGTTTAATCATTTACCTACGCCTCTGGTTTATCCGTAAGATGGGTTACAATCTCCCATCCCTCCGTGAGGCAACCTGTATCGTTCCCTGTCAACTTTATGACCATTTCGGTCGTGTTGTCAGGGCAGTACCAAGTAAGATGCCTGCAACTGATGACAGCAAAGAACAGGAAGAAGTGCCTGAACATTGCTTCCAGTGTGATCTGTACAACAAGCATATCCCTTGCTCCTTCAATCATCGTATGGCCAACGGCAACGACATCTGCGAGAATCATCATTTCGAAATCATTTGCCTCAACTCTGGCAACATTTAAAGACTACTCATTATGGAAAAGCAAAAAACAAGATACAGACTTGATAAAAAAACGGGGCATCTTCTGGAAATACCATCTAAGAAGCAGGTTCGTGAAAACGTTAAGAAGATTCATGAGCAAAAGGGAAAAGATCAATCTCCGGTCACTATTCATGAGACTCAGGCAGAGAAAAACTTCAAAAAGGTTCAGAAGGTCATCGACCGCATGCACGCCAAGGCGAAACTGCCCGATTTTCTCTCCATGGCTCGACATAAGTTCCTCTCCACCGTCTGTGTCATCAATAAGCCGGGCAAACAGCGTAGCCTACTTCCTGATAAGAAAGGCCGCTTCGTCATGCTCTGCCATGGCAAGATGGCTAAAGTTTTCACGGCTGATGTTTGCCTTCTCGTCAAAATACAAAAGTCCATCATCAAGAAACATGAAATGGCACCAGGTGGAGAAGTGACCACAGAGCATTGGCAGGATGGTAGCTGGAGCATCGTACCGTGCCGGGCAGACAAGAGTAATTACACCACCATTCAGGAGGTCCGTCTTCGTCCATGGTTCTTTCTCCATCGCTACTGGTACGAGATTTCCTTCGATGGCAGAGTTGAGCCAGCAATGATGTTGAATGATTACAACCTCAACCCTACTCTTAGCAAGAAGCATTTTTATGTTACCAGAGAATATGTAAAAGTACGCAACCAGGATGCCGAAAACGATTATTTCCGTTTCTGGCTCCACAAACCTACAGATCATGAAGCTAACAAATGATGTCATTATTCTCAATCGTCCTCGCGTTAAGAAGCGAGGACTTGCCCTTAATCTGAATGGGCGTATCACTCTAAGGTCTAGTCCTTGCAAACTGCTGGATCTCCATCCGGGTGATAAGATTTGTTTCTGTTTCTATAATCCAAGTAAGCAGATGTATGTCATCAAGTCCACACCGGAGTTAGAAGCTAAAAATGTATGCATCAAACTGTCTGGCCGTAAGGGGCAGCTCCATGCCAGTAATGTTTCTACCGTCAGTTTCTTGTTTAGATACATACCGAATATCCCGACTGGTACTAAGCTGATAGAACTGGTTACGGCTAATGAAACCATCAATCTCAATGTAGATGGCGTCAGTTGTCCAGCCTTAGCAATCGTCAATAGGGCCGACAGCGAGCATTGTAGATAATAAAATATTAAACATTAAGAAATATGCAACAATCAATTAGATACAAAGGCCTCAGCCTCACTCCTGATGAAATGGCAGTAGAAAACGGTGCGCTATCCCTCTGCGGCAATCTAGAGCTGCATGATGGCGCATTGCGCCCTTCTATTGTCACAGGAACACCCCTCTCTCAGCCACTCACCATTAATGGTGTAGTGGCTAAGATTCTTTATGTACACGAAACTGGCAGTTACCACCACCTCATAGCCATAGCCTCATCCTCCATTTATTGGTTCATGCAGGATGGCACCTTAGGCTCGTCCACACCTATCAAGTCCTTCGACTACGAATCCACCGTGATCTCTATCAACTCCATCGGCAACACCCTCATCTTCGTGGCTACCGATGGCATACACTATGCTGTATGGCTCAAAGATAAATACGAATACTTGGGACAAAAGCCGCCATTTATGAGGATTCTTTTTTCTCTCAGTAGAGAAGACCAACCCGAAAATTACGAAACAGGGGGAATCGATATTACAGGTTCTGCAGATGGATTTACGGTTGCTTTCCAGGTATCAACGGAGAATGTAAGCAATCTCTTGAATATTGTAGAAAGCAAAGCGTATAAACCTGGAGATGCCGTTGCTGACGTTAAACTGGAGAAACAGGCTGAATTAACCGAAAGCATTTGGGCACTTATCAATCGTACAAACAGCCTCATCGCAAAGAACGGACGTTTCTATGCAAATTTTATGGTACGTTATTGTTATCGTCTATATGACGGATCCACAATTCTGCACTCTGCTCCCATTCTTATGCCCGTACTCATACCAAACAATTACAGGGTATATAACATGAATGTCGTGTCGTGGGCTGGCACGAAAACACCACGAAATGATGATACTGCTATTGATGCCAGCGACGTAAAGTACGACGACTTTGGAAGAGTGGTGAGCGCATCAAAGGTTCAGTTGTATACAGACACATTAAAGTATAACAGAAAAGATGCTTACGGAAAGGAATATTCTTTTACTGCAAGCAATAACGTCCTAATGTATCAGCCTCGTAATGTCGCTTTAATGTATGCTTGCCAGAGAGATGTCTTTAGCGAGCTGCAGAAATGGAAAAACATTGTTCGGTCCATAGATGTGTATATCACACCGCCCATTACCAAGACAGACAGCTCTCAGCGTATTAATAAGTTTGTGTTGAAGACTGTCGACTATACAATGCGAAACGTGTGCCCTGATCAGGACTGGATTATTTCGTATGCGCCATCAAGTGGTGCATATATTTATAAAGGCGGGTTTCACAACGTGTCTCTTGCAGAGATACCATCACTGACTGATGAGAACTATTGCCAGAAAATACGTAATACATCTTCCTTCTTCAAGATCGCATCGCTCGATTTGGAAAGCATCAGTAACTTTCCGGCTGTTAGCACAAACCTGCCTGTTGACAAATCAGTAATAGCCAACGTTTCGCTACAGCAGCAGATGAAGGACGACTACAAAAGCCACAACCTTATAACCGCCGAAGGTGCTTACGTCTACAACCACCGACTTAATGTCTACGGAATATCCGAGACTCTTTTTGATGGTTTTGGACTTTCTATGTTCCCTGAGGGCTGCCGCTTTTTCGTGAATCTCGATAATTCTGAAAAATCCCTTGGTATAAACAAAATCGTTACGGTTATAGAAACTACCGAAGGCCAGAAGATTGTAGAGAAGAGTGTATCAATATGGAATATAAACAGAGCTGGCTTGTTCAACTCTATGAAATTCTATCCAGACTCTCGCGCTACAAAGATGGTGTTCTTCTGCACTTTAATAAATACCAGCGGTGAAGCCTCTTCACATATCTACTCCTTCCCTCTCACCGAGTGTGCAGAACTCAATGGAGCCATGCATCTCAGTTTCTTTACATCTGATTACAGTAAATATGAGGTTAGTGAATTTACTTACTCCGTTGATAATGTCGTTTATATGCCGTCCAAGATTTACACATCCGAGTCCGACAATCCCTTCTTTTTCCCTCTTAACGGCATCAACACCGTGGGCATCGGAACCATCCAGGGCATAGCCTCCACCACGCGTGCTCTCTCCCAAGGTCAGTTTGGTCAGTATCCATTAATGGCATTCTCTACCGATGGTATCTGGGCGATGGAAGTCTCTTCCAAAGGCACTTATAGCAGCATCCACCCAATCAGCCGCGAGGTATGCAGCAATCCGAAGTCTATCACACAGTTAGACCAGTCTGTTATCTTCGCCACAAACCGCTCCCTCAGTCGCATAGCAGAGTCACAGGTGGTTTCCATGTCCGATGTCTTAGATGGTCCCGGCTTCAACATTTCCGGTAGCCTAGGTAAGTTCCTCAACTTCTTCGTTGATGCAGAAGGGGATAGCGAATCTGTCAAGACTATCAAGGCTCAGATGCGTCAACTCATAGATTTTACTTCATCGCCAATAGAGTTCTTCCAGCATTGTCAGGTTATCTACGACTACAAAAACTCTCGCATCTTATGTCTGGATGTTACGCAGACGAGTAGGGCCTCTACAGCTGATACGGTGGCACTCTGCTATTCTATCAAGGATAATGCCTGGAGCACTTTTCTTATACAAAATGTGCTTACGGCTATCAATTCCTACCCACACCCCTACATACAATATAGGGATGGCAGCGTGATGGTGCTTGATAAGGGTCACGATTACAAAGATCCAAAAGAGTATCATGGTATCATAGTTACTCGTACCTTGAAGTTCGATGAAGATAACGTACCTGATTCCATTACAGGCTATATCCATTCCCTCACGTCTGGCAGCATACCAATCATGTGGTTATATGGTAGCAATGATAATCAGAATTGGCATTACATCGGTCGCTTGGGCGGCATGAAGTCCAGCTACATGGCTACTCACAGCTATCGTTTCTTCCGCATCGCCCTATACCTGAAGATGAAATCGATGAACCAATACTTTGATACGCGCCTCGAAATCATCAGGCGTTTTAGCAAGTTCTAGCAGAAAAACCACCGTTCCATGGCTTTCTAAGCCATGTCAAAAAACAAGAGCCTTCGCAAATCAGGAGTTATCCCGAAGCGAAGGCTCTTTCCATAAACACACCTAAAACGAAAGAAGAAAAAAAGTTTCATTAAGTAAAGCTCGGCCGTCTCAAAGTATAGTTATCCCGGCTTAACAGGTTGCTCTTCATATTATTGAAGTCTGCTGTAGCACTCTCCCCATACTGTCCAGCCTTATCTGCATACTGATCCTGCAAAAATTGACTCATCGTATAGTCAACCATATACCGATGCATATTGCTCTTAAGCGCATCCGTCACAGCCACGTTCCAGTTCGGAATCTCCAGTTTCAGGGTAACAGTCTCATAGATACTTTCCTCCCGATCATTACCAGCCTTGGTTACGGTAGAAGTCACTTCCTCATCTTCCTGGCCGATGATGCTTGTGGTCACAACCTCAGTCCATGTGCCGTTGTTGTTATCGGTGTACACATACTTCTTCGTACCCTTCACAAGTCGCTCCAGATTGTTGTTATCCTCCACTCTACCTGAGGTCAGATAACGCTGAGCTGCAACCTTGATATTACCGATAGCTTCCGTTACAGCACGATTAATAATACTGCGAGTCTCTTTACTGTCAGGGCTTTCGATAGTGGCTCTGATGTCCTTCTGGGCATCATCTACCAGTCCCTGGCTCAACACATAGCATCGAGCCAATATGTCATTGCATACCTGCTCCATGCTAAAGTTCAAAGTAATTAGTTTACTATCCATATTTCGAAATATTTAGATGATTAATAAATCTACCTCAGTTCATAAGGTGGCCTGCCTCCGCTCCAGTCTACACGATCCTGATGAAAATGCTGCGAAACGAAGTCCTGATTGCGCTCAGATCCTTTCGGCCCACTCTGGCCATCCTTATCTACTTCGTCCACATTTCGAGTCTCAGCATCCAGTTCATTCTGACTTTTAGCCTCAGCATCTACAGACCGCCCGGCAGTTGCCTGCGCATTCTTCTGCTTACCTATTTCATCCCCACTTCTTGCCGAAGCAATAGGGGAAGAATCAGCCTTTTCGTTAAGGTCCACTGCTCTGACTGATGTATCACTGGCAGAAGAGCCTTCTTTCGTTGTATCATCGGCTTTTCTTTCAGCCTCAGCAAAGCTAAAGTCTTTCTTTAACAAAATCTCCTTAATGGCATTAAGGTCACTCGCTCCCATACTGGCATAGTCCGTATGAGCCATATCCGGAAAATCGCTCAGCCACCCGGCAATGATTGCATGCACAAGATAGTTCTGAATCTGATTGCTCAGCACACCACTTAACCTTGGCGGCCAAGAAGCAAGTGTCACTATATTGATAGAGAAATCATCAGCCAGAGCCTGCAAATCAAACTTCTGTGTGGTCGAAGAAGAAAACCTCGCAAGAAAATTCTCTAAGTCGGTTATCGCCTCCCTATAGTATATATCCAGTTTAGCCTCTTCTGCATCACTGGCCCATACGCTTTGGAAGTCCACTTCCGGGTTATGCTGCGCAATGGTGGCAGATAGTCCATCTACCACGCCCATTACGCTCTTCTTGATGATTTTAATTGTTATTGTCTTCATACTTGATCACATTTTTTTACGATGCCATAACCAAACAAGAATAGTGATGGCCATGATAATACCTATTAACGCGCCAAGACTTACCTTCCCTATAGTCACAAGTCGCTGCTCATTCTTGGTTAGTTCTCGCCTCATAATGTTAATAGAGTCTTGCTTTAACCGAATCAGCGAATCTTTTTTAACCATTAGAAGTTGATATTTATCTACCTTCTTAGATATGATGTTAATGGAATCCTTTAGCCTCAGCACCTCTTTTGTGTTCCTGTTGGTCACAACAGAGTGCCATGACTCTGTCTTGATAGGCTTTCCATTCTGGTCTACAGTGGTTGAAGTACTATCCTTTGTATGGGTAGTTTCCTTGACAGATGTTTCGTGCTCCTGGATCCTGCTATTTGCCATCTGCTCAAAAGCAGAGATAAATCGCTCCTGCCAGGAGGCATCCGAACTTTTGGTCTTTGTTTGGTCCGTAATATAATGTTCCTGCGTCACAGTCTTCGTCTTACAACTCGTCAGAAACAACATTGAGAAATACGCTATCCAAACGAACAGGTAGATAATTAAATGTTTCGATTTCATAAGCTATGAGATATTGAGTGCTCGCTTGGACCTTTTCAAATACTCCTCGCATTTATCCAGTCCATTGTAGCCACCGTTAATTTTCCGTCTAATTGCTTTCAGATTATCCTCGTCTGCCAATTCGTTGCAACCGAAGGTATCGAATATCCACATCGAGGAACGTGTCGCACCAAGAGGCTGCTCCAAGAGGTAAGGCTTCTTCACTACATCATAGCCACAATATCCGGCATACTTGCTGTAGTTGGCTCGCCCTGTTATCTGGATCAGCCCACGCCCCTTAAACCTTACGCCATCTCCCTTATGGGTGTTACCAAGGTCTTTTCTTCTCTCATACGCCTTTCCGCTGGCAATCTCCTTGGTATATCTCAGTTCACAACTCTCATGGGCAATCTGAGCCAAGTAGTGCGCCCATCTCAAAGGCGTGTTTATTTCAAACTCCTCGGCAAATCGGTTCAGGCATGGCAGAAACTTCTCTGCTCTCTTCCCTGCGTTAGGCATTGCCATCAGCAACTGCTCTAATCTGATTTCCTTCATTTTCATTTCCATTTTCTTTATTGTTTTTATATTCTTGATACTTCTTAAACATCGGGAATTTCTCTACGAATCCAAGTGTCAGCGCATAATAAGCATAGTCCACAAGTTTATAAAAGGGCGTATCTGACACTAACATCCGTCTCAGGTTCTTCAATATGTTGGTCGTGAACAGATAGGTTGCAGCTATACACACCCACTTCACGCAAAACAGAGCATCTGTATCAGAATGCAAGAAATGACCGATAATAAACAATGCTGCCACCGTCACGAAGAACACTGCACAGCATACGAAGAACATACCGAATTTCTTCCAGCTCCATTCTTCACCGTTAAACACTGCAGCCACGATGCCAAACACCAGGTTCAGTCCAAATAATACCATCATGGCAATCATAAAATCCCTGATGGGAACCAGCAGACTCAGAAAAGTCCATATCGTCCCAATTAAGTAACCTCGAATATCATTCATTTTCTTTTTCATTTATCCGTCCCCACTCCGTTATGGAAACGATGCAAATATAAGCCATCATTCCCAGTTCTCTGTGATAAGTTGCGCAACTTCATACGAAAAAAGAGAACACAAGCCCATTTTCCGCCTGCATTCTCTTCTTCTGATAGTTTTCTTTTATATATCTTAGGTCATTATGGAAATAATTTAGTGATTGAAGTACCCCCAAGCCTTACAATGGCCATAAGGGTTATCATCATCCCTCAGCCAGTTTACGGCAAGATCCACCATTTTATCCATCAACTGCTCTTCGCTGTCCTCCGGGAACCATTTCTTCATCAGATTATAGTTGTCAGAGTAGATCATGTTCAGCACCACGGCAAAATCCCATTGGTTATATGGCCGGATCTCGTCCTTCACCGTCTCATAGATTTCCTGCGTATTGGCCATGGTATAGTAAGGAGCACGATGCTCTACCTCCTTGTCATCCTCAAACACCATCTTCTTGATCTGAGCCTCAGCAAAGAAGTCGTTGAAGTGGCCGTTACCCACAACCCCATAAATCTCCTTGTAGAGTTTCAGGAGGTCTTCTTCCGTAGCGTGCATAGCCACAAACTTGCCGATGATCTTGGTTACCTTCACCATCTGCTCCGGTGTAGCGTCACTCTGATATTTTGTGATAAGTTCTACTAAGTTCATATCATTCTTGTTTTTGTGATTTGACGTATTTGAAAATCTCGTCCAACTTGTTTTCCATGTTGTCAAGTCGCTGATTTGTTCTCTGCTGGTCACGAAATGATGTGTCCAACTCTGAGAGAAGTTGATCACAGTCCTTTACGGTCTGCTCGAAGTCCGGCATCTTATTGATGATGTCATTGGCTTGGTTCTTCAATGCGTTTACCTCATTGATGATGTTCTCCTTACTACAAGAGATTACAAGGGTGTCGCTGTATGCTGTTTGCTCAGTATCAACTACCGAATAAGTTGACTGCTTTCCGTCTTCCGTTTGAACATTCACCTTCACGTTCATGGTGCCAAAGTTTGGCATGCCAGGCATCTGTGGCATCATGTTGGGTTTGCTACCACTAATATCAGGGCTTGGAGCATTCATCACTTTACCCTGCTTGAATTTTCTAGTCGCCCGGTCAAACAAAAAGACTGGGAAACCTGCCTTTAAATCTTTAAATATCATAATCGTATCTTTTTAAATGGATAATGCGAGGGAAACGATGGCTAACAAACCATCCACCATTTCCCTCTATAATGATACTAAGCAGTAGTCAATGCTACGGTTAGACTGTCAAATATGCTCAGGCCTTTAGCCTTTCCACATACCACATCGTTAGCCTTTTGCGATCTGCCAACACTGGCGATAGTTACAGCCGTTGGCAGTGCTGTCTGCCCTTGGAAGGCTGCTACCCATCTTTCCGTGTAAATCAACGGCTGTGCTCTCATCATGTTTTTGTTGCCTGTTACAGGCGTAATGATCGAGATAGTCGCCACAATAGGCACAAACACCGTTGTGCCGTTCAGGATAGGCTGCTCATAACTGTAGGTTATGCTTGCCTGTGGCTGCACATTGCCATTCACGCAATAAGGTCTGCAAAGCTTCTCATTGTAAGTAGCTAAGACTGAAACTTGGTTGGCTACCAATGCAGTAGTAGCCAAACCCACTGGAGAAATCTTGTTCATACCACTACGCTTCTGTTTCATTCTTTACTTTTTTTTACTGATAGCCACCTGCTACACCTGCGCCACATCCGCAACCGCCATTCATCAGATTGGCAAGGTAGATGTTCTGCTGCAACTGAGAGTTTTTAAACTTCAAGTCCTGAATCTCGTTAGCTTGCTCCTGGCTCCAATGCCCTGTCAAGGTGTCGATGATGCGCTGGGTGTTGTTCTCACCTGCACGGATAACGTCACACTTGTCTTGCTGCAGCTGGAAACCGAGATTCGAAGCTGCTCTTTCTATACCTGTGTTGGTATAGCTAAAGCCCTGCTGCATCTGGTTAACGATGTCCTTCTGACCAAGCTGGTTGTCGTACCCCATCTTGATGATGTTCTGCTGCGTCTGGCAGCAGCAATCCTTAAGCGCAATTGTCATCTGCAAGTCACCTTGTGAAATCGCGTTGATTACTCGCTCTGCCGAGAATCCTACCTGACCGCCAAGCTGCTGGATGCCTGCCTGGATGCCACAGATAGAGTTCTGCAAGGCGTTGAAGTCACAGTTCAGATTGCTTGCCAACATCTTAAGGTCGTTGCCGTTACCCTGAATGGCACCCATCAGCAAGTTGCTATTCTGGTTGTCAGCCATCTGGTTGCGCAAGCTCTCGATTTGACTCTGAATCTCCGCACGCTGCACATCTGCGCCATTGTCACGGTTGTTCCAGTTGTCGCCATACATCCACTTCATCACACCCATCATCATCATGTAGGCAAATGGATTGTTCCACATGTCGGCATCGTCACGGTTACGCATCATAGCCGCCATTGCCAAAGGATTGCTGTCACGATTAGCCATCGATCCAAGCAAACCACCCATCATTGCATCGTTGCAACAAGAGGTAGTCTTAATTACTTCTTCTGCCATAATTCCTAAAGAAATAAAAGTTGTACATTTTGTTTATTCACACATGTAATCGATTACGGCAGCAAAGTTATCCCAAAATATCTACATGTTTAATAACTCTGTCAAACATTCTTTTAGTAGCTGATTTCCAATGATTTAAGGTGACATAGACCCATATCAAAAAAGAGAAGCCTCATCAGCTTCTCTTCATTATTCTGTTATTTACCCATAAAATAAGTGATGATGGTTCCAGCAATCGCTATCACATTGATAAATGTTAGCCACGCAAACAACCACTTCTTGCGTTTATAATCTCCTGTCCACCAAACAAAGATATTAAACGAAACGCTCAACATTATAATGATAGCACACTCTACAAATAAAAATGTTACCATATTCATATCGCTTATCCGTGTTGCGATAGGGCTTAGTTCTTGTTTCTTTTCAATCTTTTCTTAATAAACTCCTTAACGTCCCATTTTTTAAAGAAATGAGAATGATCCCCAGCGTTCCCTACACTCTCCAGCTCCCCATCTGCAATGGCCCTTCTTAGAGTAGATTCGCTGATATGAGCCTCCTTCTTTACCTGCCCGGCAGTCATATAAGGGTTCAGCATGTCAGGAATCTGCTCGCACAGATTATCCAGATCCTCATCACTCATTCCGCAAGCCGTAATCTTCTCCCCATTCTTCTGCTGCTCGGCAGCCTTGAAGCAAGCATCACTCAATGATTTCAAAGCCCATCCCAGGGTATCATAATTCAGTACTTTCTTCATAATTCGCTGTTTTTCTCTTATTATCTCCGTATTTCTTTATTATTTGCAAATTTTCCTTCCTATCTTCGTTCTATTAATAATCATATCTGCAAAAGCATACAGATAGAACATAGCTGTTATAGCCATCACCGTATAGCAAGAATCTACCATAGATTTAGTGGTATACCAGTTCCACTGAACAATGTGAGCTGCATTGATTCCAAAAAAGTAGTAAAAAGGTATTCTATACCACCAGCACAAAAAGAAAAATCTACTAGCAAGAATAGTCACCATAGGAAGAATATAGACCATAAAATAAATAAAAAGATAACATGGAAAATTCTCTTCATAAGGAATAAACATTTCACGAGGATGCTGCGAAAAATCCCAAATACCATAAGCGTGAAAACACATAAGCGTAATTGGAACATACTTGCAGAACCAGCGAAAAAATTTCAGAATCCTCCTGGAATACCTGTTGCCATGCTTCATAAGCATTCCCATCAGTTCAGTAACATCTATATCCTTTATCAACCGTTGGACTTCGGCTTCTTGTTCTTGTGTCATTGAAAAACCTCCTTTTGTCTATAGTTAATTGTTCTACGTTCTTGATAAAATTAAAATCTGTGGCAAAATTACATTTTTTTGCTCAAATCAATTTATTTTGAGCAAAATTTTAAAGTTAAGCTTTGATAAAGTAACAATCTGTAAGCAAATTATTCGTATATTTGCATTCAGAAGGCCAACTCAGGTAGGTGACATCTTTTATTCTATATCCTTATATTCAGACATGGCATCAAAACAAGGACAATACTTCTTTCTATTTTTCTCATTTTGTTTAAAAAATAAAGTAATTAATAATACTACCGAGTACAATCACGACAGAATACCTAACCACATCCTCCCATTCAAACTTTGCCAAGTGGTAGTGCTTGTACTGGTAATATTCCCTTACTACCATTACTGGCAAAGCAAGAAGACCTATCAATATACTGATAAGCAACCAACAAGCAAGACCAATCCAGTCTCGCTTGTTTAATTTTAATATATTTCTCATCATACATTATTATTTGTTATACACTCAGGACTACATTTCCTTTATTTCCATTTCATCCCCAATGGCGAGAAGTTCTTTGGCTCTTGCCTTGCACTTCTCTCTATACTCTTGAAACTCATTGAACTCATTCAGCTTCTCATTGGAATCCTCCTCACTCACACTTGAAGGATTCTGCATAAGCATAAGAGAGTTACTTACTATTGCCTCAACCTCATTCTCAGAATACTTATGTCTGATGAGAGCTGATACAATGGCACCATAGTTCCACACGGCGACAGGAAGGGTAATGAAGTCATTACTGTCCATGCCTACCATAATTGTAACGACAGGTCTGCCAAGATGGTTGGCTACTTGAATATCATTTACATTTACATTTATATTATTTTCATTCATACTTATTATATTTAGAATGCACGTTTTTTGAAAGATATAACAGGTCTGACGGCATTAATCCTCGATTTATATTCGCGATGATTTTGACTATAACTTACTATGTTCACGGAAGCACAATAACAACAATAATAAGTCAATTCACCATATTCACTGGAGCTTGAAATATATTTCATTGCATCTACTGGTTTAAAAACAGCATCTTGTACCCCCTGTGAAAATATTGCATTTTTATTGGCAAAAGAGGTTCCTTGCTGAGAATACCAGATAAATCTTGCAAGCTCTCCAGAAGAAGGAAGATACCATTTGTGCAGTCCTACCTCTGTTTTATCCACAGAAAGAGTGTATGCAAAGCAATAAGATGCCTGTGGGAAATAGTATTGACTGTAGCTACTATTGTTTGCAAGAACAATATCTTGGATATATTTTTTTAGACATTCTAATTCACTCATTGTTGCAGTCTCCCGTGGTACAGGTTTGTTAATGCCAGAATCAGTCAATACCATGTCTCTATGAGCAATGATGGTCAATGTCTGAAACTGCCCATAGGAAATCTTATCTCCAATCTTTAAATCAACTTTGTCAAGATAGCTTTTTAGCTTATTGTAAACAGTGCTTGTTATGGTTATGAATCCAATATCACCAAGTTCTGTGTCACTACTATATTCTTTGAAGCCATCATTTGCAGTATTTGAGCTGTCAAGCATAGTGCTATCATTGATATAGCTTTGAGTAACATGTTGATTATTTAAGTCAGCAATATCATAAACACTTAAAGAAGGATTGTCTTTAAGTTTAATATTACCAATAGAATTACTATCCAACCCCCAAGCTAAAGAATCAAGGTCCTGCAAGGCTACTGCTATAGCATAGTCCCTGTCTCTTGGGTCTATGTAGAAGCAAATTGCTATAGGAGACTTGTCGCTGTCTGACAACTTTGAGCCATAGGTAAAATCTGAGAAAAGGTAGTCCCCTAATTTTATAGGTCTGACAAAGAGGTTCACCTTCTTCTCAGACTTTAAGGTACTGCCATCATTAAGGTGTGCTGTGATATGAATGGTTATTTGTGTGTTGGAATCCTCTGTTCCTACCTTCTTTACCTCCAACTCACCTGTACTTGCATTAATCTCAGCATAGTCATTTTCATCAACCTCCCACTTTATTGAATGTAGGTTGTTGCCTGATGCTGGCTTGGTTGATGCCTTAAACTGAAACTTACCTGTCACACCAAAGTACTCTCTTCCCTCTATAGAAATAGAAGTAATTGGAATAGAAGTATAGCTTATGTAAAGACTATTGTTTTCATTGTCAATGTCACCCCATGCAGAAATGAATGCAGCTTTGTCATCAATAGTGACTGGCACAAGACTTTCAATAAAAATCTTACCCTGTAGCTTTGCACCCTTGGCTGCAAGAGATAGCAATATGGTAGTATCATCAATTCTCCAATCAATACCCTTCAATATAACATTTGTCAACTTTGCTCCTGCATCATAACAAGCCTTGACAATCTCATAACTATCCAAGTTAGGGCAATCCTCAATGTACAAGGTTTCTATATTAGAGTAACCTGCCACTTGAAGACCACTGACTTGCAAGTTTGTATATCCGACAAGGTTGAGTTCCTTGATAGTATCAGGAAGAACCAACTTTGTAAGCATATCTGTTGGTGGAGTAGTTACTCCTATAATAGGAGTATTTGTGAAGTCAATCTCCTCCAAGAGGTCAGAGGATAAGATAATACTCTTTTTCAGGTTCTTCACGTTCCTGACAATCACCTGTCTTAGCATACCCATCTTGCTGAGGTCAAAATTCGTTCCTATCTCCCTTGTGTTTGGTCTGGATGCAGTATAGTTCATAACGAACTTTGTGAGCCTTTTCAACAAGCCCATATTGAGGTCAAACTTAAAGTCACCAAGACCTTCCAAGCCATAGATGGTGTAATTTTCATTGCTCCCTTTGGTGTAGGTTGATAACTCTGTAATAAGGTCTGCATCATCAATATCAAAGGTTGCATCCTGTGGGCTGGAAATCTTGAATGGCATATACGAATAAGTGCCTGGCTTGATATTACGATAATCATCAAAGTTGTTTACACCCCACTGCAAAGTACAATAGATAGCTTGGTAGTGCTTGATAGCAAGGCCCCTACCATCTTCATACAAACGCAAGCGAAGGTTATTGCTAACAGACGAGCCACAATGATACTTACTATCAAGGTATCTCTGACGCTTGCCAAAGAAGTAGTCCATCACTTGCACCTTGTCACCATAAGCCTTTGTAAAGTTGTTGGTGTTTGCATAGCCGAAGGCATCTGCATTATACAGATTCTCACACCAACACTTCCAAAAATCCTTATACTTTGTGAGCATATCTTGATAAGTAAGACCATTTCCTCTCATCGTTTTATATATGGCTTCCACCTCGTTAGGGAAACAATTTACAATATTATCCCATAAGGCAGACAGTCTGCCATTGAATACTGGATTGAAACCTTCTGGACAATTAGGTTTGTATGAGTTCGTTGTTTCATCATAGACCTCACCAGCAATCTGTGCTGTCTCACCTGTTACCTGATTGTAACAGTCATTCCACTCATGGTAGTATTTGAATGATAACACACCAGAGTTATTAAAAAGAGACTGGCTGTCCGTGTCCCTCAAAAATATATCAGCCTTAGCTTCTTTTACCGTCTTTACCATAATTATTCCTCATTCCAAGTTATTGAATCAAATGCTAAACTCATATTTTTATCCATGGAATCCATACCGATTATCCATTGACAGAAATTGAAATAGAATATCGCACTATCAAGTCTCAGGTATGTACTTGCTTCCGCCGTAAACTTCGCACGTCTGTATGCAGGATTATCCTTTTTATAGGTAGTTCCATTATAGACTACTGGAGTTTCAAGTGTTGCATAATCGCCATGCTCACGCTTGTATCTCTCAGCAAGGAGTACATTGGTGGAAACCACCCAGTTGTGGAAACGCTTGATTACCGCAAGTTCCTGATTGGTAGCATCGATGTTATCCGTAGTTTTCTTTGCTACACCCAGTTTATTTGATTTATTAACAGGCGATTTCTTTGGTACTCTCGCATAGTAAAGCGGAATACCAGTCAGTACACTACTCTGTAATGAATCACCATCAATGCTATAGTCTCCAGCCTCCTGATTGAACATATTGACATTCTCATCTATCTCCCATATCTGAGCCTTCATGTAGTCCTTTGCAGGGAATCCAAGGAAGGACGCAGAATATTTATTGTTGATGAAATTGTATATGCTGAGGAAGGTAGGCGCAGCACTTCCACTTGTTGAGGTTCTTCGGAATCCTATCTCAGGGAAACCACTAAGTGACTTCCTGTATGTTACAGCCTTACCTAAATCTGCCTGTTCTTTCTGATAAGCAGTATAGAGAGAATCATTACCTTTAGCACAAGCAAGAAGTATCTGCTGGTACATATTCATGGCATGAATATTGAAGATACCTTCGGATGAAGCAAAGTTTACTTTGTGAACCATTTCCTTCTCACCAGTCTCCACACCGACAGTAATTGAGTAAAGTGTATGGTTCTCTGTTTCGCCAACCAATCCTACGGTAATATTTACAGACTCACCATTGCCAGTTTCAAATATCTCGGCAAAGTTCTTGTATGGCAGAGGGTAGCCATTTGATGAGGTACCATCGGCATTAAACATGTGTGCGCCTACGGTGAAAGGAGCTTGTGCCCATCCGTCAGTAGCCTTATTCCAAAGTGGATTTTCAAATGTCGTACCATTAATAGGAACATCATCATTATTCTTGTTGTAAGGCAATTTGTCGATATTCCATACGATGATAGGAGATTGAGGTAACGCCTTTTTCACCTTCTCATAGGATATAATCTCATCAGGGTTATGAATATTGCCACTGCTGTTTAGAATATCGTTGCGCTTGGCGAGGTTTATCTTTCCGTAATGGTCAAAGATTCCGTTGCTATCATACACATCATTAACATCTGGTGTGTCGTAAGCAAAATTATCCAAGGCTTGATAAGGGTTGATGGATTTCTCATATCCTCTTATAGAATAGAGGATGACCTGTGCCATATCAGAGCCTATGACTATATCCTTTATAGTTCCCTGCTTCCAGTTTGCATTAGAATAATCGAACATTCTTACACATACACCATTGATACACAGATAAGCCAAGTTCACATCCTTTTCTGTTGCATCACCACCACCAAGGTTATTAACCGTATGAGTAGTAGTTCCATCAATAGACAGAGAGAATTTCATTCTCTTGGTCTCTGGATAGTAAGTCATAACACTATCAGTAGAACATTTTACCTCGATTCTATTTGCATATATGCGGAAACCAGTTGTATCATCCATGCAATCTACAATAACTGCATTCTCATCAGAACTGATACCTGTCTCGAACTCAATCTCGATGGTTCTTCCCTTCTTATTACCACTTACACCGAAGTTCTCTGCAAATGGTTGCCAGTCTTTCAGTGTAACATGCTTTCCAGCTCCAATGGTCATACCCTTTCCATCCAGGAATCCGTTATAGGCATTCAACTTAAAGTTGGCAGAACGCTCCAAATAGGAAGTTCTTACTCCTTCATAATAACTCTCCAAGTTCTCAATACCCTTATCGGAGTTTGTTTTACCCTTCATAGAGTAATATACCTTGCATTCGCTGACTGGCTGCAAGGTAACTCCTGCACCCTTGATTATTACATCGTGGGTTGCACTTACATCACCAATGGATATTGCTACGCTAATCTTTGGAGCATAGTCATTTAAATCCAATGGCACAGTAGCTTTTAAAGGTGTCTCTCCTGATGTATGATTATCATCTATGGTGCATAACTGGTCTGTCAGAACAACCTCCTCTGTATTGCTATTATACAACACCTTAATTTCGATTGCAACCTGTGAGCCAATCTCATTGTCAGGAAGGTAGAAATAATAGGGTACTTGGATTGTTGAATACTGAGTAGCAGATACAGGAGCATCTTTTCCTATGGCAATAGCAGAAATATTACCCTTCTTGATATAGGAAGTTCTTATCTTTTCTGTTGTAATACCATACTCTGAATTGACTGCCCATACTTCAATTTCATGCTTACCAGCTATATAAGTACCTTTTGAGTCGATGATAAACTCACCAGATGAGTTGTTGATTGTCTTTGTCATGGTTTCACTACCATTACCATTGCTTACCTTACAATAGACAGTGGCATTCGCACCTTGGCAATTCACACGCAAAGCCCACTTTCCATCCCTTACGGAAGTCTCTACATAACTCGCATCAAAAGAGAGATTGATAGATACTGTTCTGATACTGAGAGCGAAAGTTCTGCTTTGACCATGCGTATTAGACACAGTAATCTTTACAGTATTCGTTTCTGACACAAGATAGTTGGTCAGGTCAACATTGTAATTATTACCAGTTGCCGTACCAGAAGCTTCAAGTGTCTGTTTTAATTCCGGAATATCAACACCATTCACTGATACCACAAGAGTTCCGCTTGTCTCATCTTTTTCGGAAGGCTCTCCGTAGTAACTATTGTAATTGATGGTTGCAATACACTCTGTTCCTTTTACGATAACATCATTAGGTCTCTTTGTGATAGATGTCCTTAGGATATACTGGAGTTCAGCCTTCGCCGTAACAAAATCGTATGACTGTTTGACGTTATCAGCATAGGTCTCCTTATCGTTATACCACTGGCGATAACTTTCCTCATCTGAAAAGAACCTCCAATAGATGTGCGAGTTGTTTCCCTCTGGTACTACCTCTTGGTCAATGTAACCAAACTTCCCATCTTTTAAGGAAATCAAGTTGTCCTTGATGAGTTTCTGTACCCATTTACCCAAGTAACCTCCCCAATCGGTCTTGAGGTCAGTTATTTCCTTGTCTATTTTTTCTGTGGCCATATCTTAATTAATTTTTCCAAGTTTCATCATTAATCCAAGGTTTCTCATTTACCCACCATCCACTGCCAAAGCAGCTTCTGATAGCTTGCCAAATAAGAACACTTCCCTTATACACTGCCGAAATCACATTATTTCCTAACCTGATAGCAGAGATCTCTTTAATTCCTAACTTGATCATAGGCTATTCCTCCGTAAGCATATAATAGGTGTCTGGCTCCTTTGTTTCCAAAGCCTCGTAAGCCGCTTCCGACATACTCACAAACTTCGTGATAGTGGATGATAAGTCGCGGAGTTTGTCACTAACAGCCTTCTGACTCATCACCTTATCCTCAGCTTCTCCTGATTCCTGGACAACACTCTCCTTGTCGAACTTCTTAGCCAATGCATCATTCAAGGCCTTCTGACTCATCACCTTATCCTCAGCTTCTCCTGATTCCTGGACAACACTCTCCTTGTCGAACTTCTTAGCCAATGCATCATTCATGGTCTTCTGGCTTACAACCTTATTGGTGCTCACGCCCAACTCCTGAGCCACTTCCAGCAAGGTTGTGTTTACCCAGCTGCTGCCATTCTCAGAATAGAGTACATTGATACCCTGAGGAACTACGAGATTATCAAAGTTTTTATACGTACCAGCTACGGTCGCTAAATAATACATTTTTGCATCAATAACCTTTGTAGGCACAGTGTCAAGATTAGCCACGCCCATATACGTAGCACATTTTACGAGCTTAAACTTTTCTATGATATTTGTTATCAACTCGTCCCAATAGCTATCCCTCTTGGCATTTACACACCAAGTTCCTCTGTCTGCATTCCAGTAATGAGCCCAACCGTCTATCACCACAAAGTCACCGGCCACACCACCAGTAGGGAACTTTCGGTTCACCTCATAGATGCTGCCATATTCTCCCTTGTAATGAGGATCTTCTTTATTAATATCGTTAGCCATAAAATATTATATTTGAGATAATTGGTTATACTTTTCTGCCAAATCGCTTTCCTTCTTACTTACCAGGAAGATGCTGATGGCACGATAGATAAGATATTTCTTGCATTCATCTGTAAGGGAAAGGATAATCTTCTGGTCGGTCACTTCGTTTTCATGCCCAGTTTCAGTAGAAAACACATCCTCTAACTTCTGATAAGGGATATACGTGAACAGTTCAACCTCATGATCATATACAGCTCTAACAGTAACAGGTGCATGGTTGGCATCATACCTTCCGGCAGTCCAGTACATCAGCACTCGCTTTCCTGTAATTGGCGATGTGGTAATCATGCCCTTTGGTTTCTGTGGCGTTCCTCTGGTCCACCGGGAGGCCTGCATCTGAGCCTCCTTGCTGCCTGGTTCCATCAGCATCGTCAGCGTGCTTTGCCAACTTTTTAGTTTCAGTTCTACCAGTCTCAGCCAATCGTCAGGAATTGTCAGGCACCCATGACCATCTGTAAACTGTGTTTGGATGGCATCATAATCTTGATTGCCACTTTCATTCAGCGAAACTTCCACCCTTTTTGGGAGAATCATTTGCGCTGGTGCTTGCAGCAGAATCTGTTGTGCTGCCGTTTCAATGGCTTGCTTCATTTCCGTGTCCGAATCATCCGTAATGATGTCATTCACCTCATCATGGATCACTTCGTCCATAGCTATGCGCATTTCCTTCACAAGGTCACTTATAAGAACTTCCATAAGCAAGAAACCTATTAACTAAAAATTATAAACTAAAACTCAATCACCACACCCAACTCTTTAGCCTTCTCCTTCACACTCTCAGGTGATTTCAGTTTTCTTACATCTACCTTATAGGTCTTCTGGAGATAGTTCTTGGCCTTGGTGATGTTCTCGAAATGAAGGGCATTCTCGTCCTTCACCTGCTCTTCTTTTTGTTGCTGAATCTCTTCCGGCTGGCTCTCATCAATGATACGGCCTGACTTCGTAAGAGGATGTTTCCTGATGCATTCTGCCACCTGCTTGTTATCCGTAATGTACGAATAGGCATCGTTGCCACACCGCTCAAACTCAATGTTCTTGATCAGTCCGCTCGGCAGAGTCACCACAAAAATGAGCATGCTCTTAGCTACAAATCTATACATATCTATTTGTGTTTATTTATGGTGAAGGGATAGCGAGGCTGCATTAGCCTCAACTATCCCCAAGATTGATATATGTAGAAAACTATCAGTTTCCTATACGACGATTACGCTGCCTCCCGAATCTCCTCATCTGTCACGCCATCACCAGTGAAGACTGGTCGTGCTACACGCGCATGAGCATCTGGAAAGGTCAGTACCCAGCAGCTATACTCCTCCATAACAACACCTGCTGTGTTACGAATCAAGAGATCCTTAGCGTTAAACTCATTTCTGGTCCATGTGCCGAATACATACTTATCCAGATAACGAGAATCCAGGCAGAAAGCTCTACCATCCATACCCCAGGAGTTAAAAGCATCGTGACGATAAATCAGAATCTTAGTACCCATACTCTCGAACTTCTCGAAGTCAAGTTTCCAACCCTGATAATCCTTTTCTGTCTGGGTAATGATACGTTTATTAGAACGAAGGTTAGCAAATGCCTGATAAATCAAGTTGTCAACAAAGAGGAGTTTGGTACGGCTGGAGTTACCTGCACCCTTCAACATAGCAGCAATAAACTGAGTCAATTCTTTCTCGCTGATTACATACTCGTATACCTGCTTCACAACCTCAGATGCACCATCAGAGTTTGTAACCTTTACCTTCGTTGTTACAGGAACAAGATCGCCTTTATCGTTCCTTTGCATTTTTGGCTCCCAGTGACCTATCTGCAAATCCTTTCCAGCTTCCCAGAAGATGCCGCCCATAGTGTATACCATACCGACATCCTTTCCACCATTCGACTGAGAACGATAGCCAAAGAGACCACTCAACTCCTGGCCCTGACGCATATCATCCATCGCCATTTTCTCCTGTCTGGTGAAGTCCCACTGAACCTGGGTCTTCATCATACGGTCAATAAGAGATTCCTCTACCTGCATGATGAATCGCTGGCAATACTGGAAGCTCTTGTCAGGCATAGAATAGTAACTACCTGTTTCAACCTCCTTTTCTCCAGCGGCTCTACCAAGTCGCATCACTACTGTTCCTGCAGCAATATCCTCCGGTATATCTCTGTTACCACGTGATACATTCTTTTTGCCATTCAGTGCATAACAGGTTGGATTACCATCGTTGTCAACAGACGTAACTCGCAACTGCAGAGGAATCATCTTGCTTCTGTCGGTACCATTATCATCAAAACCCAACATGTCGTTAACCATAATAATGTCACCAATACCAAACACAGTAGGATTTTCTACCTTAAATGTCACTGAGCCACCATTTGTAGTTTTAGCAAGTTTCTCAGTTAGTTTGGTTTTGATTGGTCGCTGACCGATGGAATAATACTCGATGCGGTTGCTGTCAACAGGAGTCATTCGTTTCGAAGCCCTAAGAATCTGATCAATAGGGCAACTCTCCAATTTCATTTCTACCACGGTTGGGTTAACATGTGCTACATAGTAGTCCCAATTTCCCATTTTTTCCTGCTGCTCCTGACTAGCAGCTGCCCATTTAGGACCAGTACCACCACCACCAGGACCATCTGTAGGACCAGTTGGGCCACCACCACCTTCACCAGGTGGAACAGCAGGAGGATTTTCAGCCATTGCATAAGAGCTTCCACCACTAAGGATCATGACGAGCATCGCCATCATGAAACCAAACCATTTCTTAAACTGTTTCATAATCTATACATTTAAAATTATTAATTATAAATTTCTAATTCTACATTCCAATCATCTTGGTGTACACCTGTTCTGTACGGCTCTTTTCCTTTGGTAGTGAAGGTGCACCACCGCCTCCATCGATGTTGATGTTCTTCTTGCCGCCCTGCTTGCCATCATGCAGTTGTTTCTGCTGATCAATCTTCTCGTTTTTGCCACGCTTGTAGCCTCGCTCCTCGGCATCAGCCACAGCCTTGTCGAAGTCCTTGATTTGAAAGAGGCGCAAGAAGTCTTCCTTCTTCAAGCCATAACGAGCTGCACGCCATATGAAACCATCATCATCGTGATCCTCGCCATCATCGCTACGCTTGTAAAGCCATTCTATCAAATCGGTAATCGCCTCAGGCTTCAATTTCGCTTCTTTAATAGCAGCGTCAAGTTCGGCATCTTCCTGCTCCATATTGGCAGCAAGTTGCTCATTGTCCTTTGCTAGTTTCTCGCTGGCTTCAAGTTTTTCTTTTTCACTAGCCTTCAAACGAGCCTTAGCCTTCTCGTCACCATTGATGGCATCAATATAGTCCTGCCCCATTTCATCAATCATGAAATCGATAAAATTGAAGTCGCTGCCATCGGCATTTTTCTTGGTCACAAGACCTGTCACCAGACTTGGAGCATGAGGGTTGTCCTGCAACATTTTGTTGAAGTCATCCATTTTCTGCTTATTCTGGTCATACTGGTCGTAATCGGTCGAAAGTTGACCATAAACAGCCTCATCATCGTCCATATTCAAGTCCGGATAACGCTGAGCAAGACGCTCTCTGAAAGAATCTCGCTTTGACTTAACTTCCTGATTATCAATAGTTTCTTTTGCCATAAATATTCATTTTTAATATTTGTGTGCTAAATTAAGGAAAATTTCGCATTACTTTGTGATAAGTTCTGCATCTTGACGAATTAATTTTGCTGGTATGAAACATCTAAATTCCATATCCGAAATTTACCTTAAAAGAGACCAAGAAATGTATCTGCTCTTTCGTAAGGCCAAGAGGATGGTAGAATATCCTACCACCATGGCTAAGATATGCGATTACATCTCCAAGATGCCTGCCTCTTGCTATTATCTTGCCGATAGCACAGCCTATCGGTATGTATGTAAACGCATCAAGGGGGATAAGCCTAAATTCGGCAAATACCAAGCCATGAAAGAAAAACTCTTTGAAGATTTCTATCAGGATTTCTTGCGTCTCCGGCAAATGGATCAATACAAGGAATACAACATCAAAAATCTTGTGTATGAATGCCTGAATCTTCCTGCGCCCAATTTGGGTATGGCTCCACGCTACATACAGATGAAAATAGACAATTATTTCCGCAATAAGAAAACATCATTCATAACTCGATAAATCACTTCCATTATGCGTACATTATATATTACACTTCTCATCATCCTCCTGATGGCTTTCATCATTCCGCTTCATGCCTCGCTGGCTGTGTCTCCATCATCGCCATTATACACACATTTCGCCTATATGTTCGGTCATGCCAACTTTATACACTGGGGTATCAACGGCTGGTGCATATTGATGGTTCATCATCAGTTCCGCTTCCATCGCCTACTGGCTGCCTGGCTCTGTTCCGTGTTGTTGTCGTTCATATACTATCCGGCATTACCTGTATTGGGTGCATCCGTATTGATTTCTTTCTTCATGGGATTCTCTGCGCAATGGTATTATCGGTATCACCGCATCTACTTCTGGCAGATGATGCTCGGTATGGCTATAGGTTTCCTTCTCCCTTACATAGCTGGTATCTTCCACATAGTCCTATTCTGTTTAGGTTTCATTTATGCTAAGGCAGAGAGATTTATCCGACATGCCAACACACTTAACATTTGACATTCAACACTTAACATTATTATATATAACGAATGCCAGTAGCAAAATCCTCCTTAAAGGTTCGACCTCAGCAGCAGATTTCTGATAAGAAGCTCAAAGAGATTCTTGAAGAAGATAAGAGAAGACTCAAAAGTCTCCTCGCTAGTTATCGTCCCATTACTGGAGAGAATGCCCCTGGACTTCGATTCGAATGCGTCATCATAGATTTCTTGAATGGAAAGAAACTCTGGCTCCCGGTGGAAATGTTGAAGGAAAAGAAGTTCTGCGCCATCATCAAATGTGGTTCTATAGAGGCCTTTTGCGATAAGTACATGCCAGACTTCGACCAAGAGAAGGCTCGCGATGCAGTCTTCCGCTATCTCATACGCCTGCGCTGTAAGCACGATTTCTATTTCTTCGCCTACGCCTACGCCCGAATCAAGAATAAGGATGGTGGTGAGGATATACCTTTTCTTCTTCGCAATGCCCAGATCAAACTAGCAAAGGTCTTCGAACAGTTACGCCTACACAGTCAGTACCACTATATCCGTGTCATTCTCTTGAAGTGCCGCCAATGGGGTGGTTCTACCCTCACCGACATCTACATGGCATGGTTACAGATCTTCTGGAAGACAAACTGGAATAGTAATATCGTTGGACACCAATCTTCATCTGCCACACAGGTATTCGATATGTACGAGAAGCTAATTAATGCCATTCCTACATGGCTCTTCTACGACATCGGTCAACCATTCAAGCCTGATACTCGCAAGTTGAAGACTTCTGGCACCATTCAGAACATCAAGTACCTCATCCATCGTTCCTGCAAGATACAGACTGGTTCTGCCCGAAACCCAGAATCATGCCGCTCCGGTGATGCTGCCCTTGCTCATATCACAGAGGAAGCCTTCTTCCCTAACACCACAGAGTGGACTCCGGCTAAGGTGATCAAGGCTGCATCATCATCTATTCAGCCAGATCCTTTAACATTCATCGTCAGAGAGTCAACGCCTAACGGACGAGAAAACGAGTACCATGATGCCTGGGTAGCCGCAAACTCAGTAGACAAAGACGGAAAACCTCTGTCAGCATTTACTCCTGTCTTCGTAGCATGGTTCGAAATTGAAAAATATATATTGCCATTTGCTTCCGAGGATGAACGTGCCGATTTCGCCATCTGGCTGTGGAAGAATCGCAATGACGAGCAAGGTCATGGTAAGTACTATTGGTGGCTCTACCAATGTAAAGGCGCATCTTTAGAGGGCATCCATTGGTATATTGAGAAGTCCAAGGAGTATGAGACTCTTGACGATATGCGTCAGGAGTTCCCTTCTGATGATGTAGAAGCCTTCCTCTTCTCCGGCACTACAGTCTTCGACCCATACAAGTTGAAGGAAATGGAAGAGGACTGCAAGGGTATCGAGCCTATCATGGTGGGTGACATTGAAGGTGACTCTTATGATGCTGCCGATGATGCTTGCATGAACAATATCCGCTTCATCGAGCGTTCAGGCGGACCATTGAAGGTGTGGGCTGGACCAGACAACTCTGAGATTGTCAGACATCGGTATATCGTAGCCTGCGATATTGGTGGTTCTCATAAAACCTCCGACTTCTCAGATATTGTAGTCCTCGACCGCTATGATGAAATCTATGGTGGTGTACCGGAAATCGTAGCTGAATGGCATGGTCACTGCGATGCCGATCAGTTAGCTATGCGCTGCGCCCAGATAGCCCATTTCTATAATGATGCTTATCTGGTCATCGAGAACAATACTGCTTACTCTCGCATGAACAATACCGAGGGCAATCAGTCAGAGTTATTCTTCCCTATCCTTCTGCCTCTATACGATAACCTCTATAGTGCATCACAGTCCAAACTGAAAAAGGTGAAGAATATCGAAATGAAATGGGGATTCAATACCAACAAGGCAACCAAGGTGGCAGTAGTGAAGACCATGGCCCGCATCATCCGTGATTCTGGCTATATGGAGCGAGAACTTGCGGCAATAGACGAATGTACCTACTTCCTCTATTACAAGCAGAACGACTGTTATGGAGCCGTAGCCGGAAAGCATGATGACCGTGTCATGGCGCGAGCCATTGCTCTCTACGTAGAAAAGGATATGCCAGCACCGGAAATCGTTCCATTCCGTTCAAAGGCAGAGATAGAACGTGAACGTCTTCGCAACCGCCCACCAGTAGTGGCTGATTTGGCCGGAATAGGTGGTGGCAGCTAACCTCTATCTATCCAGCGGCATAATCCGTCCCCTGTATAGTCACCGTTCAAGGCGATTCTATCGCCTGTCCATATAAGTTAATAATTAAAAGTAAAAAGAAAAATGAAACAAAGTTATTCAAACCTGCTGCGTAAGATGCTCATAGCCATCTACCAGCCTATCGTCACTCGTATCGAACTATACCGTGCCACACGCATGTGGCAAAAAGGAGTCAAGGCAACCATTGCCAAGTATAAAGAATGTGGCGCACCTCGCTTCTACATGCTCTACGACCAGTCGCATAAAGATTTTGCGATCATGACCTACGATCCTAACAGAAAGAATATGCTCGCATATCGAAGATTAGTCCAGATGGGCAAGTGGAAGGCAACACGCTACTTCAAGAACGTAGAAGACATCAAGGCTGCCTCCTACTACTACACTCCTTCCAAGTGGGGAGCCATCGGCTGCGATGCCGACAACAAGGTAAGAGCCAAGAAGTTGAAACAATGGCAAGAATACTACATGTACCGAGTTTCTACCCCGATGTTTAAGTTACGCATATACAAGAAGAAACATGGTATTGACTAAACAAAAAGAAGAGGAGACCATCACGGCTTCCTCTTCACAATCAAATTACCTTAAAAACTAAACACCTATAAAATAATCAAATCTAAGAACTGAACAACATTTCGTTCAATATTATGAATTACCTAAGAACTTCTTTTCTACATAGCTGCCGAAGGAAGAGCTGCCAAATCATTTGCTCCATCGTTTACATCTTTCAGATGTGCTGCAGGCGTACCAGTCTGCTGTTGTTCAACTCCTGCTGTAGGAATTTCGCCATTCGCTTGCTGCTGCGCTTGCATGGCTTGTAGCTTCTCCAACTGTTCCTTGAAGTACTTCTTCATTCTGCTCGTACCAGGGAATTGCCCTACCGTAAGCATCGTATATGGATCCATCTTACCGCTGGTCATGAAGTTCCAAGCCATATCGTTGTTGGCAGCTCTGATAAGTGGACTGTATGCATCCAAGTCGATAGAAACATCTAAATCCATATCCCTCATGGTCTCTGAATTGAAGTGAATTTCAAATTCATCACCTGTCAGTTTCACGCTGTCAGCATCGGTACAAAATTCCTGTATCAGGTAAAGTTTCTTCTTGGCCACACGTACCTTAAAGTTGTTGAAACTCTCAACAAAGTCCTGTATGGTGGTAGATGATGATTCTCTTTCCAACTGATATTGCTTACCGCTGGTATTCCGGTGCTGTCCTTGAAGAGCACCCTGCACACCAGTTCCCTCGCTTGCCATCGTCTTGGCAAAGTTCACCATGAAGTCAACACCTGCCGGAATACTCTTGTTGACCAATGTCTGAGGTGGTTTACCTCCATTCTTGGAGTTCCATATGATAAGACCATCCGTCTTGGTATAGTTCACCTGCATTTCATCGATGCTCTGTTTCTCACTCAATGCGTTCTCGTCAACAAGCATCGTTCCCTTGGCACCATTCGCTACAATGAAGTTGATCATCATCATATAATGGTTCAAGGTGCGCTGGTTGTTCTCGGCACGCATAGAGAAACTTCTTATCTCACCATTCAGGCAAGGATAAGCCACGAAGGTATATGGCATGATGGAAGTTCTGAAACCGTCTCTCAGCACATAGTAGGGCGATTCCCTGGCATCCAGCAGATAGCCATTAGGGGTAAGGTATCTTCTGAACCAGTAGGTCTCAGCCTCATCCTTAATTTCGATGGTCTTAAGTTCAGAAGGGTCTACATAGTAGATAGGCTCACCATTCTCGTCGAGCACAGGTAGGCCATTCTCATCTTTCATGATGTTGGATTCCTCTATCTTGCGCTTCTTTTCCTCATAGAAGGCTCGCTGGTCAGGAGAAGCATAGCCGCAATCTCCACTCTCCCAGTCATGCACCCAGATGGCTGGTCTGGTTTCTTTTGTCCAGATTTCCAATACCCGGTACTTGCCTACTACTGAAGAATGGGTGAAATCATCTATTCCGGCATACTGGGCTTCACCAGTCGGGTGATAAGTCTGTTCGGGCGCAAAATGGCGCTGCGTCTTTAGATAGATCTCACTGAGTTTATTAGCCTCTTCCTTGCTTCCATTTGTAAAGGTAGCAATAATCTCTCGCCAAGTCAAATCATGAGCCTCAGCAATAAATTCCACATCGCTCAGGTCATACTTAAAGAAAGGTGGTAAAGCTAACTTAAAGATGTCTACAGAATAGTCAAAGATGCCATTCTTGCCATCCCTTCTGCCATAATAGGTTTTCATGCCCACAAAGGCGAAGACACAGAAGGAATAGAACATTCTCGCATCTAACTCTTGCCTGTCGTTCAAGTTGTCGTTCTGACGAAGATATTCATTGAAGAAACTGATATAGTCTTCCTCGTTTGGATCCACGGCACTACATGTAGCAGTACTGCGCTGCTGGCGCACAAGACCTACGAGCGAAAGAAGTTTGTCTCCGATTACATCGTATTCCAGTATTGGCATACCTTTCAGTTCCATATACTGCCGGATGGTTATCTTTCTTCCGTTCCATTCTATCAGCTCTTCCAACTGTCTTCCCATCACGAAGTCTTGCGCTCGCTTCCACTTCTTTCTCAGTTCTGCACCATCATAGAAGTATTGGCAAGCCCATTGCAGCAACAGAAGATTGCTTTCGCTCTGCGTAAACCGCTCCCGACTCACTCCTTCAAGTGAGTCTGGTCCAGGCTCTGCATAGTTCGATATGTCATTTATTACATGATTGTCAACCATAATTCTCAATTTTTCGCCAAAAATACCGCATTTTTCTCGCTTATTAGTGATAAGTTGCGCAACTTAACATTACTTTTTCATATTTTCTCCTTATTTTTGTTCCGCATTTCATTTAAAACGTTTTAAATCTTTTAAATCATGGGTAAATCAATCAATGTGCATGAAGCCTGCGTCATTACTAAAGATGATAAAGGCAACCTCTCCATGGTAGGCAAGGCGAAAGAAGCCCTCACCACCTTGAAGAAAAATAAGGTTTCCGTCTGTATTCTTCTCTGCGACAACAAGAAGGAGGATGTGGAGAAGTTCCTTAACGACAATAACGTGCCTTTCGCCTCTCTCAGTACCAAGGAGGAGACCGATAAGGATGGCAACACCAAGCATGTTGACCCACCAAAGGCAGATGTCACCATCATGCCAAGTTCCAAGGTCATCACTCTTCGAGACGATTGGCAGTGGTGTTTGGATGATATTGCCAGACGCCTTTGGGGAAAGGAAAAGAAGGAGAATCCGAAGAGTGAGCAGCAGCGCATGGATGACAGCATGGCTGATTACATACGCTGGGCAACACCAAAAAATGAACCAGATAAAGCATCTGGTATTTCTCTCGGATAACATCGCTCCAACATCTTCAATTTTAAGCACATAAATGAATTATTAATCATATTTTTAAATTTATTTGGAATTAGATTTTTTATAACTATCAAAAAGGGACTCGCTGTGAAGCAAGTCCCTTTTTCTGTTTGTAGAAATATCGAACATAAAATTGAATTGACCAAAGCCTATTTTCGGAAATATAGAACATTTCCTATAGTGGAGTAGCCCGAAGACTACTCCATTCCGTTCAACGTTTTAAGCAGCTCCTTTCTGGTATTCCGAATCTCTACCAGTTTGGCAGCATCATTTGTACCATCCATTTGCTTCTTAGCCTTATTCATCTTCCTCTTGGCAGCATAGATAGCCTTTCTTGCCGCAAACAGCCGTTTGTTGGTCTTGCTGTTCTTGAAGGCATTTGCCTTCGCCTTATCAACATCCTTCAAACGCTGATACTCCCGATAAGTCTCCATGGTTCCGTTCCAGACGTTCTGTATTCTCCAGTCCTCCGTCACGTCCTCTGCCTTAGCCTTCATCAGGTACTTGCTTTCAGCCTTCTCCATTTCCTTCAAGTCTTCATCACCGTTCAGATAGCCCTGCACCATGTCTAAAGCCTCCTTCTGAGTGAAAGACTTGTAATCACTCTGCGAGAGGAATTTCTTCATCTTCTGGCGCATCTTCTTCTTTTCCGTGATACTCTTGGCAGCATCAAAGCGTTTACTGGCCTCCTGCAGCGAAGTCACGCCATCTTGCATTTCTGCACTCTCCAATGCCTTCACGCTTCCAATGGCAGCCTTAATCTGAGCCTCAGCATCAATACCATTGCGCTGGCAGCTCTGATAGGTCATCACCACGCCTTCCATGTCACCGCTAAGGATAAAGTCTTTGAAGTAACTCTGAGCCTTCCATGGAGAGAAGCCCTTCGATGATGGGAAGAAGAAATCAACGGCCTTGAACTCCTTGTTCTCCTGGCTCGGAATCAGGAAAGGTGCCCAGTACAAAGCATCCTTATAAAGCAGTCCGATGGTCTTGCCATACTTGCGCTGAATCTCTTGATCCACATGGCTGGCTTGGAAATCGCTCAGATAGTTTATATCGTCCAAGGTCATTCTCACCATAGGGTTAGCCTTACCTATCATTCTCTGTACCATAGGTCCCGGGAACTCTAGTTCTCCCTTATGGTTGAAGAGGTATTCAGGAACCTCACGGAACTGCTTACCATGTCTCACATACATTTCTGTACCATCTTCATATCTGCCAAGGAAAATCTTGCTTTGCTGACCAAGGCTGTTGCCTCGCATCAGATAGTCATACCACTTCATACCATCAGGATAAGCAAGTTCATACATGCTCTTATAGCTTGGGTTGGTCTTTCTGATCTCCTCAGCCTTTTTGCGCTCCTTCTCCTCGTCCAAAGCACGGAAAGCAGCATTGATGCCATTGGCAATACCCTCGTAGAATACCATGAAGCCGATACCATAACAGAGGAGTGCAGAAATCTGTCTGCTTCTTCTGCCTTCATCCTCCAGTATAAGTTCCTTATGTTTGAGCCTCTGATAATACTGTTTGAAGTTTTCAAAGGTGGCCTCATTCCATATAGAACCATATCCGGTTAATGCCAGAAAGTGACGTGTGGTAGAAGCATTCCAGTCTGGTGAAAGAAGAACTCTTCCGGCATAACGCAAAGTTCGATGGCTGGCTCCCAATACATCCCAGTGCTGACCGCCAAACATATCGTTCACAAACTGACCGTCCTCGTCCAAAGCCCGGCTCATTTCCTCCTCAGTCCATCCCTTCTTCTTGGCACGTTCCTTAGTCTTGTCTGCCCTCATCCGGTAGGTCGCAAGTTTCAGTCCGTCATGAAGGAAATCCCACAAGGCTCTATCCATGCCCTTGTTGATGAGCGAAAGCATCTGCGTTGCCACCTTCAATGGCATAGTAGCCAAAGCCACCGTTCCGGAAATTTTATTTCCGTCCTTCAACTTCTCCTGCACCTTCATCATCGCATCGCGCATGTTGTCAAACATGTTCTGTACATCCGCTGCAGCATAGTCGTTGGTCGCTCCAAACTTCACCAAGTGGGTAGCAGCCTCTTGGAAGTCCTCAGGATTGGCAAAGCAAGGCAACTGATGATTCTTCATCGTATCTACAAAGATATACTTCATAAAGTTGGCCATGGCCTTCTTAGGTCCAAACTCCACCATGTTTTGTACCATGTATACCTCCGTCAATGCTCCGGCATGGAAACCACTAAATCCCAGCTCCAGCTTCTTGGCACTCGAAGCAAGCGTATCAAACGCCTTCCAGAAAGGAGAAGACTGATAGGTCTCGAATACAACCCCGAATCTGTCCCCGGCACTCGCCTCGCTATAAAGCACCTTCTCTTTGCCAGTGATAGGATTCTTCACCTTCATCTGCTTAGGCGATACATTATATACCCATACAGGGCCTACGCCCGGAATCTCGAAGTACTTATATTGCTCCAGGTTAAAAGGAGGCGTAGAAGAAAGCAGTGGGTCAGAAGAAACGATTTCTCCGTCCTCATTCCGCTCTATCACGTTCAATCCGCTCAACTCCTGCAGCATGGTCTTGTTTGCCCAAGCTTCGATATTACTACGGCTATAGTAAGCCATCATCTTCGTGATGTCGGTAGTCTTAGGTACAAGTCCCAAACCAATGCCTTCCATCAAGGTGCTGATAGTTCTCGGCTTCTCGTTAGGGCTTTTTGTGCGTTGTCTGTTCTCCACATACATCGCATAAGCCTGCTTGTCGCTCTTCTCCTTATCCCAGATATGGTTTACATAGTCGGCATTATATCCGGTGTCCTCTCTTAAGGTGTGATTATCCTTCAACCAGTCGTAGGTATAGTTATACCAGTCTCTGATAGAATCAATGGCAGCCTTCATTTCAGGCGAGAGATTCTTGTAGTCGATACCCACAGGCACAATCTGCTGCTTCACCAGTGGCAATACATGCTTGCTCAGGATGTCCGTACCATCAATAGGGACAAAGCCTTCCTCGCCCTGGTGATTGGCATTGATAGCCTGAGCCATCTTGTTGGCCACCTCGCTCACAGCCTGAGGATCATCATAAACCTTCACCTCCTTGTCGTCTTTCAGTACGGTATGCATCTTAGCAGTCTCAGCAATCAAGTCTGCCACGAAAGGCTGGATAGCCTCTACATCATCAGTCTGGATATGGATATGTCCCTTGTCAAAAGCATCAGTGGCATTCAAATCATGCGCCAGGTCACGCAGTCTTCTAGGAGCTTCTATTATATAAGGTATAGCCTCAGCCAGCTTCTCTGCCCGGTTCGGCATGCCCTTGTAGTCAGAAAGCAACTTGTCGAAAGCACCGCTATCTGCCATCTTCTCTATTCTGTTCTTCACATCATTGATATAGATAGCATCATCAGCACTAGCCTCCTCCATATTCTTTCTACGATGGATAACGGCATGCTTCACGGTCTTTGCAGCACCTTCCTTGCTCACGTCCGTACTGGTCACCTCGGCCAAGTCCTGCATCACCTGCTGCTCCAGGTCATCAGCCTTCGGATTGGTCTCTGCTGGGTAAATCTTTCCCTCATACAAGTCCAAATCCGCTTGTTGCTGCTCCAGAAGCTCATGTCTGGCCAACCAGTCCTCATACTTGCGTTTCACCTCCTCCTGCTTCTTCTTTTCGAAGGCAAACATATCAGGCATAGGGTCTTCCTGGTCCTTCATGGCTTCCTGCCATTTCTCGTATTCATTGATACGACTTTGATACTCATCGTTTGTTTCTCCTTCTTTACGTACTGGTAATCTTGATCTGCTAATTGCCTCCAAATTCTTACCTTTTGGAAATACATCTTTTTCCAATATAGGTAACACATGTTCATTCAAAATGTCAGCCGAAGTCAACGGAGTATAGCTTGTTTCTAGTATATGAAGCGAGTTTATCTTTTTTGCAATTTTATCTGCAATAGACTTCTGACTTACTATATTACCGTCAGCATCTAGCTTTATTCCGTCTATATCACTTTTCAACTCATCAATAAGAGGTAAAACGGATTCCAAATCCTTTGAACTTACTGACAATTTTCTATTCTTGAAATAGTCTGTATCATTCAATCCTTCAGAAACTTCACTCAAACGTTTTGGAACTTCCACTATATAAGGAACCGCATCCACCAATTTGTCTTCTCTATTATGAATAGCAGCATATAAATCTTCATTAAGCTCATGGCGTTTACGCCACTCCTTGTTAAGGCGTTCCCATTCCTTCTTGCCTGCTTCATCCTTATCAATGTCATAGAACATTGGTGGTTCAGGGTCCTCCTTATCCTCACGTGCATTCTTCCATTTGCGCCACTCCTGTACACGTTTCATGTACTGAATAGTGCTTTCACCCTTCTTCATTTGTGGTTTACCCTTACCAGGACCATCAGATAGCGAATCCTTGATTTCAGCATTGCTAGCCTGCTTCATCATGGCTTCCTGCTTCTCCTTAGGCATATTGTCCCATACATGGAGAGCCTTGCCAGCCTTCATCAGGTAGTATCTCAAATCCTTGTCATTCAGAAGTCCAGGCACACGAACACCCAGCTTCTTAAGCACCTTGATAAGATAATGCTTAATCTTGGTCCAAAGAGAAAAGTCCTCAGCAGTCTTAGGACCATCCTCAGCCAAATGAGCGATAAACTCCTGCGTTCCCACATTCATGCGGTCAGGGTTCTTCCAGTCCGGATCATATTTATTGGCAAAGTCAATAATCTTGCCTCGAACATCCTTACCTACGGAACGATAAACGAAGTTGGCGAACTTTCTCACGCCATCTTCGCCACCAAGAAGTACTTCCATACCCTCATGCCCTATCTTTTCATGGAAGACGGTTCGCTGGGCATCATTGCCATCCTCACAGTTCGGCAGATACACATGCACGCTATGAGTCTCCGGGTCGTACCATCCCTTGGCTCCCTGCTCTACCTCTGAGCGATATTCCTCAGGCACATCATCCAAAGAAAAATAAACAGTAGCCTCAGCACCACCCAGCTTATTTGCTGTATTCACTACCGAATCAGCGATTTTTCGCTCATTTTCTGCTGTTTTTTCTTGCTCAATTGAGAAAAAGTTTATACCTTTGCCATCAGAAAGGGGTGAACCAGAAGACGCTTCGGGCGTAGGGAGAAGGGAGTTCTTAATCTCCATGACTCGCTGGTCAACCCCCTTTTTCGTCTTATAGTAGCTTTTGGCTGTAAGATTACCCTTCTTATCACTATAGATTTCTGCCAGATTTAATGTACCATCCTCAGCTTGCTTCAAGAAGAAGAAAGCCTTGCGATTATCCATCTTCTCGATGCCATACACCACTTGCTCAGGATTCATGATAACATCCACCATGGAGCGCAAATCTTCCTCTGTCAAAGGAATATTTCTTCCAGGATCCTTCTCATTATCTCCGAAGTGGTCTTTGTTCATGTGCTTCAAGTCAGAAGGATTCAGAACAAAGTCTATCTTATCTTTCATCTTCAAGCCCGACAAATCTTCTAGGAACTTCTTGCCCTCTTGCGTAAGAGTACCTATAGACTGAGGTTTGCCATTAAACTCGCCACTCTTTGCCTTATGAAACAGTTCCACCACCTTATCCTTTGCAGCCTTCAACCCAATTGTGGCAGAGCCGAGACGAGGTTTCACATTAGCCTTCTTACCATACACCTTGGAATAATGCACACCATCATTCTCGCCTCCTACGATTCTTCCTCTGTTATCGGTCTCCACAAACGGCACACCTCGCTTTTCCAACTCTTTTCTGAGACTTGGAGTAACCACATTAGAAGGCATAGTGATATTCTTGCCCTTGAACATATCATTGACGATAACATCAGCCACCTCGCTGTCAGGCACAATACGCACAGGCTTATCCCAACGAGAAAGCACCACTTTGCGCTTGCCAGTCAGCTGTCCTTGGATGATACCAGCCTTCCACTCTACTTCACCCACGGCATCCTTGGCTTTATCAGCCTTGTAGCCACTGGTCAGCTCGCTCTTTGGCACCTCAACCTCTACAGTTACGATGTTAGGGCGATTCTGAGCCTCGCTAAACTGGTCATTCAGTGGAGTGCGAGAAGTATGAAGGTAAGGATTGTAAGCAGCCTTAAGCGACTTACCATTACCCTTGTTGAGGGTAAACATACCCTTATCATCAGCAAGCTCTGGTCGCTCGTCTGCCTGTTCCCACTTACCGAGTTCAATAGGTTCCACAAACTTGCCCTTCACCTTTGCAGCCATTGGTGGATAGAGTTTTCCATCCTCGCCTACCTGCATGGCACGATAAACCTTCACCGTGTCTTCCTTATCCAGCTTCTTGATGGTCTCAGGGTCTTTCACGATGCTATAGCTAGCATCATTCCCATTCATCACAATCTGCTCATCACGGTTCACGTCCTCAGTTTCAGATGCCAAGGAGTTTCTGCGCTCCTCGTCCGTCATACCCAAACGCTTCTCCACATTTCGAGATTCAACTTCACCAGCCAACTTTCTATATTCTTGGTAAGAATCAAAGTCTGTACGTTGGAACCTATCCAAACGGAAACGCTTAATGGCATCATCCATACTTCTGTCTGCATAGCCACGTGCGAAGTAGTTGAATCCCTTAATTCGGGTTTCCTTGTCAGGAATGAACTCAGGCATATCCATGTCCTTATATTCTTGGATAAGAGCTTTCTCTACCTCAGATTGGTTGTACTCACCACCCATTTCCTTGGCTTTCTCTTCCAATTCAAAGGCATAGGAACGTGCCTTCCATTCAGCCTTAGCAGCATTGAAATCTCTCTCCACCTGCTCGGGTGTGCCACCATGCGCAAACCCCTCTTCACGCTGAATTACGTGCTGAATTTCATGATTCAGAATGCTATTCAGATACTTTAATTCATCCGCATGAATGGTAATAGTCTTTGTTTGTGGATTGTATTCCCCATTTGAAGGCATGTCATTCATTACTACATCAGTATGGATTTTAATATTTTTCAACTGAGGATAAGCCTCAAAAAGCTTTGGCGCATCCACAGCATCTTCCAACTTACCATCAGTCCATAGCATATCCTCTTCAAAACGCTTAAAGATATTTCCACCACCTACATCGATGGTGTCCTTTATCTTGGCATCAGGCATTTCATATCTCCACTTGCCATCCACGCCTTTCTCCCAACCTGTAGCCATTTTGATAGCCTTGGCATCCTTCTTTGCTTCTTCCATCTGCTTAGCAACATCCAGATTATCCATGCGGATAGTTTGCTCCTCTGCTTTGTCAGCCTCAGCCGCACCCTTCTCGCCAGCAAACATGAATCTCACATCGCTCTTGCGAGAATTGAAACGCTTAGAAGGAGGAATAACGTCACCCTTATTATCATAGGTAACAAGGTCGTTCAACTTTCTGTTGTTCTTGGCATTCTTATATTTATATGCCTTGCCATCATCAAAGCCAAACTCGTTTGCGTCATTACCGTCCCACCACAGTTGAGTAGCCGGAACTTCATCTGCAATGATACGATATTTGCCTTCCAGACGGTTTGTTCCGTGCATTTCGGCATATTTCTTAGAAGGAGTAACCCAGTCACCATTACGCAACTTGCCTTCCTTCACCGAAGTAGGAACAGCACGATAAACCTTTACCTTAACATCCTTCTCGCCATTCTTAATGGCATCAATAGCCGTATTGATAGCTTTCACAGATTCCAATCCATGAGGAGTGTTCTGCGAATAACGCTCAGGATGAGAGAAGTAATCATCCGGCTGAGGAGCATAGCCCAAGGCAATATCCTCCAGGTTCACATCCGAGCCACTGGATTCCCAATCGTCACGTCTCGCCTTGTCGCTTTCATACCCAGGGTTTCCCGGTGCAGCCCAGGCACCTACACCTTGGTATGTGCTTTCGGTATCATCATAGCCCTTGCGTCTGGCAGCCTCATCAAGCATTTCCCTGGCAGTAACATCATCACCTTTGGCAAGAGCATCCATATACTGCTTGTCAAGTTGATCATCAGGAATCACAGAAAGTTCCTCTAAGTGCTTTTGTCGCTTGGCTTCCTCTTCCTCTGCTCTCTTTCTAGCGGCTTCCATGGCGTTACGCTGCGCCTCCACCTGCTTCACGCGCTCCTCGATCATAGCATCAAGGTCGCCAAAGTTCTCCTTCAAGGCATTATTTACAGGCACGGTGTACTTAAGAAGTTCCTTTAAAGAGGAAATCTTATCTTCATTTGCCTGCAACAAGTGACGCTTAATCTTGGCTCTGGCACGTGCAGCCTCAGCAGTAGAACCCTTCTTAACAGCATTGGCGTACATCGCCACATCTGCCTCATCTACACCAAATTGCTGAGATACAGCCTTTATTTTATCCTCCACAGATAAATTTCCACCATTTCCCTTGGTGGTTTCGATATTATTTCTTATATTTGCATCGCTATGAGGATTCAGGACGCTATCCTTTCCGCTTGGGTTATTTGCGGATGGAGTTAATGCCGAACCTTGATTCTCGCCCAAGGAATTAGAATCGCCTCTGAAACGATTCCATAGCACTTTTGATTCCGTCAATTCTTTTAAAACTTTCGAAGGATCTATTTGATGTGCGCTAATCGCCACTTCCTCTTCACCCTGCTTTACTGTTATGGATTCATAGTTCAGAATCTTGTTTCCATCAGCCTTTTTAAAGGATTTGATGAACAGATATTTTGTCTGTCGTTCCGCACCCTCTTTTGGTGCAGACTTCTCCAGGATAACATCAGGACGCTCCAGGGTAGGCTTCAACAAACCAAATCTTTTGATTCGGTCGTTTCTTCCTGCCTTCTTATATTGGTTTTCACCAAGTTTGATACTTCCAATAGGAGTAGTAACACGGCTATCCTTGCCAAATTCTTTCAGCCAGTTTTCTTCCGTATGCTCTAGAATCCGTTCTTGCTCAGCATTATCTGCCATCTGTTTACGAAGAGAAACTGCATCTTCCTTAGTCATACGAGACTTCACGTTACGTGGATCCACCCCATTCGCCAAGTCTCTCAACACAAGATTACGAATATCCTCCAAGGTCATTTTCTTAATGTCCTCAGGCTTCCACTTCGTAAATGTATCAAGAGTCCAATACCAGAACTTCTTCAGCCACTCCTTCAACTTATTGATAACACTCAGTTCCTTGGCTGTATCAAGCGGATTCTCCTTGATAGCATCCTTAGCCATCTGTTCCAGAATAGCAGCTCCGTCCTCACCTGTCAAACGAGCAAAAGCCTCATCGCAAATCTGCTCATCTGTCAGATGATTATAGTTAGGATCCTGCTTCAAATCGGCAAATAGCTGGGTCTGCATGATGAGTTTATCACCATGCTCTATAAGTTCCGGATTCATGTTCTTGGCAGCAGTACGCCAAAGATGCTGGTACTCATGGATAGGAGTGTTAGGATTCAGATGCTCCTGGTTCAGCACAATCTCCTTGCCATCTGTGTAGCCATAAACCACACCCTTACCCTGCGCCTCAGCCACCTTCTCCATATCCTCATTGCTAACCACCTTCACCGGAATGCCAGCCTTCTTAAGCATAGTAGATACGGCATCATAAGCCACCTTCTGTGCCTCGGTCATTTCAGATGGCTTCACCTCCTTCACATCGCGATCAAATTTTGCCTGTTCCTTCTGCACCATAGCATAGTCTGCAAAAGGCTTAGTCTTGCGGTCAGAAGACTCAAGCCATTTGTCAAAGGTAGCCTTAGGCACAGAAGTAACCTTACCAAGTCCCTTCCAGCCCTTGGAGTAGTTGGCAAGATAAGCCTCTGTAGCAGCCTCCTCAGAAGGATAGCCATACATCACCTTATGCTCGTCAAACTCACCAGTCTCTGGGTTCACCTGGTCAACAACATAAACGTTACCATCAAAAGTATCAAGGTCAGCGGCATCATTGATGAACATATCAATATGGTCACCATCCACACCAATTTTACCAAGAATATAGCCGTAAGTATCGTGCATGGTCACACTCCAAGGCTTGCCATGCTCGTCCTTACCGCTACGAGTCACGCCCTTTGGTGTTTCTACGGTATAATCGTAGCCACCAAAGGACAAATGACCCTTTTTGTAGTTTCCTGCCTTCTTCTGAGCCTCTGTTGGTTCGGTCTCAGTTTCGGCAATGGCACTCTTTAAACGTTCTCCGAAGGATGCTTCTTGCGGTAGATGTGAGCCTCGAACAGTTGAGCCTTCGCCAGGTTCCATGCTGCCAGTCTCTTGTCGCCCTTTGCGTCCTCGATCAGAGCCTTCTCCAATCTCGGACTCAGAAGATGCTTCTCCGTTACCAACTTCTTCGCCTTGGCTATTTCCTTCATCAACTCCTCTCCGTGAAGAGTCGCTACCCAGGCTACTGCCTCCTCCATATCCTTCTTCATTGCTTCTGTCATCATAATCAGCTAATTCTGGTAAAATTGATTTAACATATTGTTTGTACTCCCGGTCACGATCCTCAATCTCCATCATACGGTCAAATTCAAGTCCATTGATGTGATCAAGTTCGCTTTCAGACGGCAAAGATAACTCTTTGTCGTGAATATACGATTTATATTCATCGATTTCTTTTTGTTTTTCGATAATTTCACGCTCTTTCTGCTGTTCGTACCACTCTTCTTCGCCCGACAATTCGTTCTCCGCAGCAGCAATACGGTTAAGAAGCGTCACATTACGCATTTCCCGAACACTGTCATAAGTCTTGAACATATCAAGAATTGCATTACGGACATCCTGGTCTGTGTACATAGACTGTAAACCATCACCATCACCTGATTCCATCGTACTGGAAAGATCTTCCAAGACTCGCTTTGCAAGTTCGCTAATAGTTAATCCCTCGCCATTATTGGCCAGAAGATAGTTGAATTTATTTGTGTCGTACTTACTGCCTATACCTCGCCTAAAGTTGGAAGATCCTAACTCTTGCGCCAGTGATTCTGCATTCAGACTATGAGGAAAGAGCCTTTCTGACACAAATTCCTCTAATGTTCGCGGAGCCAAGTCCATAACATCAGTACTTGCGCCTTTATATATTTCCTTGATAGCCTTCATGTCTTCCTCCTCCAAGGCTTTAGCAACCAATTCCTTACGTCTGTCTTTTGGGGACAAAGCTTCAAGATTCTTCTTGTTTTGCTCTGCTCGTTCCTTTATATAAAGAATATTCAAGCTTTCAGCCTTTCCCTTCAAAGCCTTGGCATCCGCTGTAAGCGCATTCTGTCTGTTTGCCAGTTCTGCCTTGGTGGTATTCAGATCTCTCAACTGTTCAGCGGAAAGTTCCATATCCCCATCCATGTATTGATTGAGTATCTTGTCTACACCATCAATTTCTCGTTGGGTTTCTTCCTGCATCTTGTACACGCGTCTGCGCTCTGACGTTATGTAGCCGGAAGCAGCTTCCTGAGTAGGATATTTGTCTTTAAGCTCACTGTTCTCTGGAATACGAACGCCTGTATCCACATCTGGCAGAACGGAAGACTTGTCAACACCAGCCTTCTCTATCTCTGCCTTGCGCTCCTCCTTCATGGTTCTTAACTCATCAGGAGTCATCACACTGTTGCGGATAGTATTCCAGTTCTTAAAACGAGCATCAAGATCAGCAATCTGCTCATTAACCAGACTCAACTCATCCTCCACCTTCTTAGCCTTTTCCGGGTCAAGATCGGCATTTGTATCAAGCCAGTTCTGATATTCTGCAGCTGCCTTCTTCTTGTTGGCAAGTTGCGTTTCGATGTCATCACGGCTGCCATTAACCAGATTCAAAAGTTTGCCATGGTCTTCCCCAAACTGCTCCTGCAGATACTCAGCCGCCACATTTGGATCTGTATCCTTAGAAGAATAGTCCGGCTGGCCCTCGCTCAGTCCCACGATGCCATTGGCATAACGCTGTTTCTTATCAGCCTCAGCCTGAGAAACTGCTTTCTGTTCACGTTCATCGTCCTCGGCATCCAAATGCTCATTGATTGTGTTGTCAAGCGCATTCTTGCGCCATGCAGCAAACTCTTCTTTAGATAGGGGAAGATAATCTTTGCCATCAGTAAGCACAATCTTTCCGTCTTCGCTATATCCGGCAAAGGTCATGTCAATATTAGCATCACCTTCCTCCATGGCAACTGTAACCTGGTCATTCGGCTTCAAACCGCTGCCATCAAACTGGCTGATAAACTGCTTATTTCTTGCATCCTTCTGCTGAGCCACTGCTTTTTCAATGTATTCATCAAGAGAAACAGGAGTGCCCACCTCTTTAATCTCGGCATTAGATACCTGCTTAATCATAGGCTGTCCCTGCTCATCTGGAACGACAACAAAGGCTCCACCATATTCGTTAGCCTTCTTCAGGAATACCTGTTTTCCGCTATCCAAAGTAGCAGGAACTATGTTTCCGTCTACCGTCTGGTATGGCCAGAGCTGCTGCTTCAACGCCTCACCATAGCCATCATCGGCATGCTGCAGAGCATCAATAGCACCCTTCTTGGCATCCATTGCCTCTACATACTTACTGATAGCCTCTTTTTGTGCTGGAGTCAAACTACTTGCACGCTGAGCCACAAACTGCTCCATATCTCTACCTCCATTATAGGCATTGGCTACAATATCAGGCATCTTCTCGTTATCAGCAAACGCTCGCTTCAAACGTCCTGTTGCCAAATCACTATTATAGTCGATAGCCTGCAAAGCCTCTGAATCCCCATTCTTATAGGCATTCTGTCCCATAACAAAAGCATCAGACTTGCTTTCATTGGATGCTGTATCGGCATCAGAAGGACTAACATTGTTCTCCACCGAAGGTGTATCGTCCGCATTTGAAGGCGTTTCACCCCCAACTGGAGGCGTTGGCGGTTCTGTTGGTGGAACATCAGAAGAAACAGAAGCATCTACAGGCTTTTCAGCTGTAGCCTCAGCATTCTGAGCCGAAGCACCACCTTCTTGTGTGGAACCAGTGGTCTCTTGCGTTTCTTCTGTCTGGTTCATCTGTTCTTTAGTATCTTTCATCTCACGTTTCAGTTCGATGGAATTGTAAAGTTCCTTAAGATAAGACTCAACTAATGGCGCATACTTCTTATCTTTCGACTCCAAAGCCTTACGAAGTGTACCGCGTGCCACACCATGAGAATCCTCAAATGTTTGTACAAACTCCCTCAACACAGAGCTGTTTTCTAATGCTGAGTCATAGAAGTGGCGATAAGTGTCCAACTGCTTCTGCTCCTCATCTGTGAGAATAATACCATTCTGACGATTGTGAATTAATTCATCAATAGTACCAGCATTTTGACGAAGATAAACTGCTGCTTTCTCCTCGTCCGTTAGTTTGTAACCAATGTAGTATTTTTGAGCTGCCTGATTATAGAGGTCTTCCAGATGCTCCTGGGTAAACTCATTATGGAACTCACCTTCCAGCACAGAAGCTAAGCCAAGAGTCTTCTCATACTCCAGCTTCTTGTCTGCCTTCTGAGCCTCATCAAGAGAAGAAAACTCCTTTCTGTCAATGATACCGCCATCCTTATTCAAGGTTTCGAGATACACCTTTCCGTCTTGATCCATAGGCTGTACGATGACGGAATCAACCACAGGCGAGAAAGAAGAAGGTCGCTTGCCTTCCACCACAGCCATCATCTTAGCCTTCAACACCTCCGGCACGCTCTTGTCGTTCATCAGGTCCATATACTTCTGAGTGAGATTCAGCACCTGAGTCTCTTCTGCATACGGAACAGGTAATTTTGTTCGATTAGTCGAATTAGAAGAGTCTTCCTCAGCACGATAGCCATTGATACTCACCTTCTCGAAGGCATCACGAAGTCCATCATAGCCGAATCGCTTCAACTCGGCAATATCCTGATCCGTGAAGTCAAACTTCTTGTTAAACTCCCTCGCATCCTTGAATCGGGCATACTTGCCCATCATGCCCGGCAAGCCGATAGCAGTAAGGTTCGCCATGCTCTCCAAGAAACTCTCGGCAGCATCCTTGCCTGTAGGCTTGAAGTTCGGATCCTGCGCCATACGCTCCAGTATCTGATGACCAGTCATAATACCGGAATCCACTACCTTTCCACCAACATCAGCCAGAATATTGGTAGCTAAGCCTCTGCCCTTGCCTATCATATTGGCAATAGTATTACCCTGCATAAAGACACCTAAGGCACTCTGTTTAGCCACCTCGCCCAGAGTATCAGCGATAACCTTACCCACAGAAGGATTGTAAATCTTGCCATTCTCGTCAAACTGACCAGTGCGATAAACCTCATCAATAGGCTTTGAAATAGCAGACTGACCACCAAAGGTAACAGCGCCATGCACAGCTCCACTCTTCAAAGCCTCGGCCTTACTCTTGCCGATAAGCACCTTGGCAGCTCGCTCAGCCATCTTGCGCTCCATACCCTTAGCCATGAGGTCACCAGCCAGTCTGCCCTCTGCCTTGGCTACCATGCTCTTAGTCAACTTGCCACCTGCGGCTCCAGGCAGCCAATAACTCCAGGCATCACCTGCAAAGGTCAGAGCACCACTAGCTACGTTCTCCCAGAAGCCCGGCTGATACTGCTGATTGGCAATATCCTCCAGCCAGTTCTGGTAGTCCGTCTGAACAGCCTTGCGAATAATCTTACCCACAATAGTGTTACCCAAACCAGTCTTCATGATGTACTCAGCACTACCCTTAGGCATCATACCCTTAATCTCCAGCTGGTCCAACTCATTCTTAATGGCAGCATTGATCATTGGCTTGAACTGCTTAGGATCACTACTCTGAGTGCCATTCAAGCCATACCGTTGCATCACCTTAAATGCGGCATTGCTCATGTCATTCAGGAACTTCGGATTCCGGTAGAGTTTGCCAAATTTCTTCTGCAAACTAGAAAGCACCTTTGCAGGATCCTTGGCCTCGTTTGCCTCATACTGAGCACCAAGTGCTGTACCCAAACGAAGATTAGCCGGAATAAACTGGCTTCCTTCCATTCCCTCCGTAAATGCCTTACTACCTGCCTCCTGAGCCTTGTTGTACTCATCCACTACAGATGGACTCACATATTTGCTGATAACACTAGAAAGCGCATTATTGATGTCCTGATTCATCAGTCTGTCCTGTACATTCTCGTCGTGAGAATAGAGGCGTGTTGCGATGCCCTCGGCTATATTGCGATAATTCGGACCATATTTGTTAACCAAACTCTGTACCATAGCTGGTTTCAGGAACTGTCCTACATAGTCATCATAGCTGATACCCATGCTGTCTGCCTCCTGCTTCAACTTATCCTGCACGCCATGGCTATACCATTGCGCCCCGATACTCTGCTCAGCATCCTGCACCGTATCATCAGGCAAAGAAGAAACTACCTGGTTGGTAACGTCCATGGCAGAACGATTAGCATATCTGTACTGCGCACTACGAGTAGCTTCAAGAGCCTCATCTGGATTCATACCGTCAGCTTCAAGGTCAGCCACGAAGTTCTCAAAATAGTTGCCTTCCTTATCTGGTCGCTTCTTCCAATCTTCAAGATAGTTAGCAAACTTGGCATCCATCAAAGTATTGTCGTTCACTACGCTAGGGATAGAAGGAGCTGGCTCCTGCTTCTGTTCTTGGCTAGCATTCCCCTGTGCGGTCTGCTGCACCTGCTGATTATTGTCTTGTGGCTGCTGCATCGGCTGTGCTTGCTGCTCATTACCACCAAGAAGCATACTGGTAATCATACCACCCATTTTCTGCTCCCTACCGATATTACCTGCATCCACCTTCGGCATCATGCCGAGTGCTT